GCTTTGTTTTATCATCTATAGATGATAAGCAACTTAGAAACGGAATGGCGGCGATGACGGCGTTTCTAGCGGAACTAGTAGGTGCAATGGCTATTATCGGTAAGCTCTCAAAAGTTAAAAAATTTGGATTTAGCTTGACCGACAAGGAGTTTAATTCTTTTTATAGTTTAACTGAGGAAATTAAGAATTTGGCAATAGCTGTTGGAATTCTTGCGGCGTCTTGTAAAGTACTTGGTTCTATGAATTTTGAAGAACTAACAAAAGGTTTGATGGCGGTAACTATTTTGCTTGCCGAAGTTGCGTCCGTAGGTCTTATATTAAATAAAAGAGGTATAAATAATGAATTAGCTAGAGTCGGGAGCACATTAATTATGATATCGGCAAGTCTCCTTATATTAACTAAGGCGGTTAAAGAATTAAGTTCACTTGATCTTACATCTTTAATAAAAGGTATAGGCTCTGTTGGTATTCTCATGCTTGAAATGGCCGCATTTACAAAACTTATAGACGGCGCGAATACAAGGAAAGCAGGATTTGCCCTTATTGAAATGGCTGCAGCAATGGGGATTTTGGTAATTTCTATAAAAGAACTTGGATCTATGAATTTGGAAGAGCTTGCGAAAGGATTGATATCCATGGGTATAGCTCTTGCCGAAATGGTTGTAGCCATGAATTTAATGCCAGAGAAAAAGAGTATAACAAAGGCTCTTGCAATGATTGAATTCGCAGCAGCTATGGTCATAATTGCAAAATCTTTAAAAGAACTCGCTGATTTATCCCCAGCTGGACTTATGAATGCAGTAATTGCCATGGGTGCAGTTATATTGGAGATGGTTATAGCCCTTGATTTAATGCCCGAGAAAAAGAACATAACCAAAGCATTTGCGATGATTGAATTTGCAGCAGCTTTAGTTCTTATATCAAAAGCATTAGTTCCACTTGCCGAATCGGATCCAGAGGGACTTTTGGCCGCAGTTATTGCAATCGGTGCAGTTATATTAGAGATGACTATTTGCCTTGAGTTAATGCAAAGTGTAAAATGGGCTAATCTTGATGCTTTAGCTATTATTGAAATGGCTGTAGCTTTAGTTATAATTGCAAGATCTCTTGAACCACTTGCCGAATTTGAATGGCCAGATTTAATGGGGGCTGTTACTGCACTTGGTAGTATGTTACTTATATTAACCGGTGTGTTGGCATTGTTGTCAGGATTAGGACCAATGTCTTTAGTTGCAGGCGCAGCTGCTGTTCTTCTTGGTGCAACCGCTGTTCTTTTAGCCGAAGCATTTCAAAAATTTGTAAAGGCTATAGGATTAATAAAGGATTTGAAGTTGAGTGAATCGGAAAAAGACATGGACGCCTTTTTAAAATTTATGTTGAAATTGGAAGGCGTTTTAGCTGTTGGTGGCGCACTTACACCTCTTATTATACTTTTTTCAACAGCGATGACCACATTAGCTAGTGCGTTGGCAATTTCAGGCATAGTTTTATCAAAGGCCATTCTTGATTTCACACCAGCTTTAACTCAATTAGGAACAGCTATCCAGACCCTCAATAATATTAAATATGATAATTTTATAAAAAATGCCGCTCCTTTATGTGCAGCAATTACTGCTATAGGATTGGCTACTGCTAATTTTGGTATATTATCTGGTATTGGCGCATCATCATTTTTAGATGTTGCTGAAGGTATTGGCAAACTTGTCGATCCTATGGTAAAGTTTAGTAAACTGGATCCTGATAAATTAGGTAAAGCTTTTACCAAGATAGCAGATGGAATTACACAATTTGGAAAGTCGCTTAAAAGTTTTGGATTGCTTTCTGGTATAGGAGCTTCTGCCCTTAATGAAGTTGCGGAAGCTGTTGAAAAATTTGCACCATCATTAATAACGCTTTCCGAGGTTCCAGGAGCAAAGATCAATTCAATAATGAAAGCTTTAGCTTCTGGATTTGAAGCTTTTGGCGAGTCGTTAGATTCATATGGGTTACTTTCTTCATGGTATGCTAAAGCTTTGGTTTCATTTGGCGAGGCAGTAAAAAATATGGCCGAACCACTTGTCCTTCTTTCTGATGTTCCGGGAGCAAAGATCAATTCAATCATGAGAGCTTTAGGTGCAGGATTTGAGAATTTTGCAGCTGCTATAGAAAAGACTCCTTTCTGGGGAGCGAAAGGCAGATCGGAAGCGTTGCTCAATCTTTGTGAAGGTATCAATAGTATTACAGAATCCATTCCAAAATTAAATGATATCGATTCTGAAACTTTGCTTTCGAAAATGACATCAATTGGTAACGGGTTTAAGAAATTTGGTGAAGCTTTGGCTGCTGCTCCATTATTTAATAGTAGTGGTAGAGCTGGTGGAATAACTGATCTATGTAATTCAATACATAATCTTGCTGATGGTATTACTTACTTTATGGATACCACAGCAAATCATAAGGATGAAGTTGAATCTACGTTAGAGGCTATTGGTAATTCATTTAAAGTTTTTGGTGAGGCTTTAGATTCTGCTCCGCTTATAGGATCAAGTTCCAGAGGAGAAGGAATAGCAACGTTGGTAAACAATATTATCACGTTGGCCGATGGTGTAGAAGATTTCTCATCTAGAGATTTCTCTAATTTTACATTTACCACTAATAAAATAGCTGGAGCATTTAAAGCATTTGGAGAAGCTTTATGTGAAGCACCTTTATGGGGCGCCGATACGCGAGGAGAAGGAATAGCTACATTAATTGATAGTTTATCTACTTTGGCTGAAGGTATTCAAAAATTTATAGATTTAGTGGATGCCGACAATTTTGATAAAGCGTTAGAAAAGATTAAAGATGCTTTTCTTGCATTTTCAGAAGCACTTGATAACACTCCATGGATGTTTGTTGAGGATAGGGCTGCCGGTATTGGTGCAGTTGTGTCCAATATTAAAACTCTAGCAGAAGGAGTAGGCGCATTTAAAGATTTTGACTTTAATTATATTACGTTGCTTGGTCAATTAGGGCGAACTCTTGGTGATTTCGGAAAGGCTATTGATGAAACACCATTCTGGGATAATGAAGGAAGAGCAGCAGCAATAGTTAAAGTAATTGATGCACTTTCTCCATTGGTTGATTCTGCAATTAAGATAGCTGGACAAAGTGGTGCTATCGAAGCGCTCCATGGATTTAGTAGTGCAATATCTGGACTAGGATATGCGTTATCTACAAGCTGGAACAATGTTGATGTTGACATGGTAAATACTCTTCAAAATACAATCAATGTTTTGAAAGATATGTCGACTGTGAACACTAGCACTTTATCAGCGGTTAATGCAACCATTGTGGATACTATTGATTGGTTAAAGGAGTTATGCAATCTTAATATAGGTGATGGATCAAAGATAAACGCTGTTACGAATCTTGCTTCGCAATTTATTGAGTCAGTTCGTAATTTGTCGCCAACTATAGTTGTTGTCGGAAGTTCATTTGTTGATTCTTGGTTGACCGGGATCAAACAAAAGTTTGGAGAGGCTTCTAAGACTGGTACTGAACTTGGAACCAAATTAAAAACGGCTTTGGAATTGATGAGAACACAGTTCACGTCAAGTGCTGTAATCCTTGCTAATGAATTTCTAAAAGGAATTAAAAGCAAAGAAGCTGAAGCAACAAAAACAGGAACTGATTTTGGAACCCGGATCATAAATGCTTTAAGGGATTTACAAGATGAGTTTCATTTAGTTGCTGATCTTTTAGCCGATGATTTTATTAATGGAATAGAAGATCATAATGATTACGCAACTCAAGCAGGGATAGCACTTGGGCATGCTGTTATCGATTCTTTGAATTCGCTTTATAATGATTTTGTCATAACTGGTAGATACGTCGTTGAAGGATTCGTTCAAGGTATAAACGATAACATGAGTAGTGCTATTGATGCCGGAACAAAACTTGGCCAAGAAGCATATAAAGCCGCACAAAACGCATTACAAGTTCAATCACCGTCTAAGAGATTCTCATATCTCGGTAAGATGAGTGGGCAAGGTCTTATTAATGGACTGCTCAACCAAACGAAAGCTGTTAGATCTGCTGGATATACGCTTGGTGAAAGTTCGTTTGACGGGTTGCAATCAGCTATAGATTCCATATATTCTTATATGGATGATAATATGGATATGAATCCGACGATAACGCCGAATGTTGACATGTCCAACGTTAGAAAAGCTACAGATGAAACCACGGATTTATTCAATCAAGCGATATCTGTTTCTACAGATAACGTTTCAGGAATGTCTGGCAGATTTACAAACTTTACAAACCTTCAAAATGAGCAGTTAGGAAGGTCTATTAGTTTACAATCCAAAGATCAAGATAACTCCGATGTTGTATCAGCTGTGAATTCACTTAAAACAGACATCGATGGTCTTAAGGAAGCGATGACAAACATCCGTATGGTACTTGATACCGGAACTATGGTTGGTGCTATGACACCTATGATTGATCAGCAATTAGGCATGAGACAAGTTTATGCAGGAAGGGGTATGTGATTATGGTAGATTCTTGTCCACATTCGATATATTTCTTCAGGAAATCTATGGATCACTTTGATTTTATCAATGATTATCAAGGTAATAAGACAGCTGAAGAATTAACCGTTCACCCCAACCCGCTTTTGGTTCCTGAAAATGAAGGAAAATATTATAGAGCTTCAGAATCATTCGATACGACTGAAGACTATACTGTTGGTCCTGGAGTTACGGTAAACGTTGGTGATTATATTTCAGTTATGAGAACCACTGATTATGTTGCCGTAACTCCTGTAGGAACCGAAAACCCGTTCAGAGAAAAGTGGTATGAGAAGAACGGAACAGTTTACGTGCTTACTACTGACACAACTGTCAACCCATCAAAAACTTATTATGAAATGACTTCTGTGTATAAGTTTGATGATTTCGGAGACAGTGTAACAAACACATTTAGAGATTGGCATATTATGCCGTTAGGGAGGCCAACGATTAGCCCCCCTCAACAGAAAATTCAAAAACTTGATATACCGGGTGCTAATGGTTCATTGGATTTATCTAACTCACTTACAAAGTATCCGGTATTTGGTAATAGAACAGGTTCAATGACTTTCGCCATAGATTACGACAAGACAGATTGGCTTACGGCATATACAAAGATCATGAGATTCCTTCAAGGTGTAAGTGTTAGGATGATACTCGAAGATGATCCACTTTACTTCTACGAGGGTGCTGTATATGTCGACAACTTCAATTCAAGAAGCGATGGAACCTGGTCTGAAATTACTCTGGGTTATGATCTTCAGCCTTATAGAAGATCGATATACACCTCAATTGATGATGACTGGTTATGGGATCCATTCAATTTTGAAACAGATGTTATACAGTCCTCAATATTCAGTGCTATACAGGTAACAGACAGTGCGTCTACTCCTTGGGAGAATGTTCAGGAATTTGATTTCACTGGATTAATAGATACTATGCCTGTTATACCTGAGCTAACAGTGGATACGGTAAACAATCAACCCATGCAAGCACAGCTTTACAATTCCGATGTGTATGGCGATGTGTGGAAAGATTTGGAATTACCGGAAGGTCCGACGTATCAATTGTATGACTTAGTTTTATGCGAGGAGACACCCGAATCAGTAGTCAAGATGAGATTTAGAAATCCTGGAACTGTAACCCTAAAATTCCGAAGTGGGAGGCTATAATATATGTATGAAATATTTGCTGGCAACACATTAGTTTACAGCGATTTAACCCCCGCCAAGGAGGTTAAGGTTACAGACCCTAAGCTGTCGTTGGAGGATTGCGGGGCTGGATCATTAATGTTCACGCTTCCTCCAACTAATGCTTTTTACAATCAGATAACTCCTCTTCTCACGGAGTTAACTGTTAAAGAAGAAGGGGAAGAGATATGGAGAGGTCGAGTAATATCAGACTCTCTAGATTTTTGGAAATGCAAGAGAATTATTGCAGAAGGTGAGTTAGCATACCTCATAGACTCTATTCAACCGCCGAAGAAGTATAATGTAAGTAACACAACGATTAGGCTGTTTCTTGTTGCCTTGATAACCGAACACAACCGTCAAAATGGGGAGACAAATTACCCTCCTAGATGGCAAAATTGGCAAGGATACAACAAAATCTTCGAAGTTGGTCAGGTCACGGTTGATGATGGTGACTCAGTTGATGATGACGACGCAATAAACAGGTTTACAAACTACGAAACGACTCTTGAATGCATAAATACCAAGCTCGTTGAACGATTAGGCGGGCATATTAGGATAAGGAAGGCACGAGAGACACGTAATGGCGTAGCTGTAACCGTAAGATATATAGATTATCTGAAAGATTTTATTCATGGATCTAATCAAGAAATCAGATTTGGACGAAATCTTTTAGATTTTGCTAGAGATAGAGATGCTACCGAATTGGTAACAGCAGTAATACCAAGAGGAGCACGTCTGGACGAGGAAAAAATAGAAGGATTAGAGGCATATACTACTGCTGAGGGGTCAACAATTGTTGATTCATGGCATACTAGAAATAGTATGGTGGTAATTAATCCTGCAGCAGTTAGCACTTATGGTTTCATATGTGCTGTGGTAGACTGGAGTAATGTAACAGATCCTGATAATTTGGTAAAGAAGGCTAAAAAGTATCTGACAACTTCCCAGTATGCCAAAATAGTACTTCAAGTATCTGCGGTGGATTTACACTACCTTAATCCCGAGATAGATGCATTGAAAATGCTGGATATGGTAAGGTGTATATCTCAACCACATGGGATGGATGCACAATTTCCAGTTACGAAAGTCGATATTGACTTAGTAAATCCTGCAAATACTCAATACACATTAGGAACTGAGGTTTATGCCTCCCTCACTTCCGCAAATAACAAAATGAGTAGTGACATTTACAGTTATATTGAGGATACTCATATACCCGTAGAGAGTGTCATACTTAATTCGGCAAAGGCAAATGCTAAAGCCCTTATTGAGGGTACGGCTGATGATGGTTATGCTGGATTTATTTACGGAACGGATTCAAATGGTGATGCTAGAAATGTGCCGACTAATCCAAACTATGGACACAATGATCGAACCACTGGTCTAAGAGTGGCAAATGCTAAAGAAGATTCAAGTGCAACTCATAGATGGTTATTCACTTATGGTGGATTGATGCACCAAAATAAGAAAAGTGGATCATGGCAAATACCCAATGTCGCTATAACGATGGATGGTAAGATGGTCGCCGATTTCATCACAGTTGGTGAGATCAAACTTACAGGCGCTAGTACCGCTGGTGCAGGATCTGATAAAGCCGTTCACATGGTTGTGTATAATGGGAGCACCAAGATTGGGCATTGGGGTTCTGATGGTATACAAATTCTTAAAGGATCTATAAGGTTAGGAACTAAGGACAGTAGTAATCGCTGGCCCTTCTATGTCGATAATGATGGTAATTTCCAATTAACCACATGGACTGATGATAGTAAAACAACAGTTCGAAACCGTTGGACGTCCAGTTCCATTTATATATCAACAGGATCTATAAGGTTAGGAACTAAGGACAGTAGTAATCGCTGGCCTTTCTATGTCGATAATGATGGTAATTTCCAATTAACCACATGGACTGATAATAGTAAAACAACAGTTCGAAACCGTTGGACGTCCAGTTCCATTTATATATCAAATGGCGAAATAGCATTAGGTAATTATGATGGCGGAACTGGAATACATGCTACTAGTGGTGGAACTCTTAAAATCAGAGGGGGTTCTTTAGAGATTGGTAATCCTGATTCTGGAACTGGTATTAAAGCTACAGATGATGGAACTCTTAAAATCAGAGGGGGTTCTTTAGAGATTGGTAATCCTGATTCTGGAACTGGTATTAAAGCTACAGATGATGGAACTCTTAAAATCAGAGGTGGATCAATTACCATTAAGAAGGATGATACTAAAAACTTCTATGTAAATACTGAAGGATATATGTTCGCTAATTACGGAATGATTGGTGGTTTCAATATTGGTAATGGAAGTATTGGTGATCCAATGGGCAAAACCAATGCTGTTGGAATGGTTAGCGGTACTGAAGTTTATGCATGGCATCCATCTAATTTTATTAAGATGCGAGCCAATGGTTTAATACTAGCTAATGCTTCAATACGGGTATACAATAGTGTTAATGAAGGACAACCGGTAGCGCCTTATATCCAGATCACAAGTGGAGCAGTACAAGATAATAACGGAAACTTTGCTCCATTATTGTCAAATTCGCAATACAACAAGTTAATGGACTTATTAAATAGTTAAAGGAGACAAAATGGCTAATATATCACAATACTTAGCTGCGATTATGTCAGCTATTTATGGACGAGATGTAAGGAGTTCTATACATGACGCCATAAGAGAAATAAACATAGCCCAGGAGCAGTCTATTAATGCTGGTACGGCCATTGTGGACGGTGATCCTGCTGGCGGAGTATATGACAAGTCATACTACTTCAACACAGATACAAATGATTTATTAGAGTGTGATGGTACAGCTTGGAATAAGATCGATAATCTCGAAGGTAATGCTATAACCTCAATCACCGGTCCTGTTACTGATCTGACTAATCCATTAATCGATGTTTATACTATCCATTTCAGTAAGATCGCAGATAGGACATTTATTGTAAATAACGGTAGAGGTATAAGTAGTATTACCGGACCTGTAGTAGATCCGAGTACACCGCTGACGGACATATATACCATTAACTTCAATGATGGTAGTAGTTTGCCTTATAGTGTAACTAATGGTAAAGGCATAAGTAGTATTACCGGGCCTGTTTCTGTAGGTTTAATTGACACATACACGATAAACTACAACGACGGATCAACTCAACCGTTCATAGTAACCAATGGTAAAGATGGCGTCTCATGGCATAACGGTATAGAGATATCCGGCAAAGCTCCTGCATCCACAGGATACGTGCTGGCAACAGAGAAATGTCAGAAAGACGACATGTATTTCAACGTTGTAGAAGGTGCGGTATATGTCTGTGACGTAGGTGGAGCAGCTGGGGCAACCACATACTGGAGCTGTAAATTTGTTATGGCCGGTGGCGGTGGTGGAGGATACTTATACGCTCTTAACGACGTTGATCCCATTAGCGTTCAGACGCCGACGAACGGACAAATCCTTCAGTATAACGGTTCAACTCACTTATGGGAAGCTAAAGATGGTGGATCAGGTCATACGATGAAGCCCGTGCCGTCCAGTCATCCCACAGAGACAGATGTAGTAAATGCCATTAATACTGGTGGCTTAGACGATACAAACAACGAAGTAGCATCGCTCTACGGCATAAGCAAATGGTCAAACACCAAAACCTTCAGAACCGTGTTAAACGGAGCAGATGGTGGTATAGGCCATTATGGTATTGGTGAGTGGAAATGGACGCTCAATAACCCTTCAGCAGCTGACGAAGCAGGCTGGGGATGGTGGCAGAGTGATATATTTAAGCTTCTCGGCAACCAGACACTTAATGGTTATGACGTTGACTTCAAAATCAAATTTGTTAAGACACCTAATGGCGAAGAGATACTGCTTGGCGGATACATAGTAGACTGTGACACAGGATATATGTGTATTAAGTTTGCTAATTATGTTGCTGACGTGCTTAACGCACAGGTGGTAGTTGACGTAACCTTAACCAGGAACGATATAGAGTACGTATAAGGAGGACACAATGAGTGATAATATTTTAAGAGCTTATTATGGTGAGTATCCACGCATAAACAAGCGTACGCCCGTGGACATCACCTCAAAAGTAGAGGCCGATCACTTCGCCTCCTTATTCGAAGCTATAGAGGATGACTGCAACATCGAACCGTATGGGTATAAGATTGGCGATTATTTTGAGAGCCATAATGTGCATCAGGTTACTCAAGATACTTCAACAACTGCTTCTGAATCAATAAATGTTAAGTTCCGTTATTGGTTAGCCCATCCTGATTTGTATTATGTCGGACCTTCTAATCCAGGAACCGTAACAACAATAAAACATCATTTAGCCATTGTTGTTGATCTGCATACAAATGTATACTGGAATACTGGAAGTTTTACTGGGTATGAGGCATCACATTTACACACATGGCTCAAAGGGTCAAATGCTCTTGGTAACATTAAGAAAGATCTTAGTTATATTCTTACTGGGTCTGAGAGTAATATTAGTGCGGCTGAGGCTCATTTACTTGGTCTTTACAAGGTATACTGTACATATAATGGTACTGCGTTTAATATGAATACATCAACAAATCTTGAATATATTTCTGCTTTAACTGAGATGAATATTTGTGGAGGCACTGTTTTTAGTAGAAAAGAATCAGATCAAAAAGATTTTCAACAAGGTGAAGCCACACAAAAACTCGAATTATTTAAAAAATATCATACGAATCGAATTTTTGGACCTAACAACACATGGCTTAGATCATTATTAGATAATGGGAATGCTTGTAGGCTACAAGGAAATGGATTTTTTAATCCTCATGCATTGTCGTATTGTCATAATGCTGCAGGTCTCATCCTCCTCAAAGCAGATCCTACCTAATAGAAAAGGAGAAAATCAAAATGATATATAGCTCAACAAACGTCCTTGGGGGTGGTGACATATGGTCACCTAATCCCGATGGCACAACGAATGTTCAAACGTTAGCTGAAAATGATACATACGTAGAATTCGAAAATGTTCCGGCTAACGATGATTTTGGGTATGTTGTGTGGGTCTTCCCTGAAACCGCAACTGATCCGACAGCTGATGCTCCTGTACAGGTAGGAGACCTGGTACGCAGTACACCGGTAGGAGGATTAATGACGGTAAGATGCAACTTCGCATCCGAAGTAACCTCAGATCAGGAATTCACCACATGCAAACTTAGGATTGTGAGATAGAAAGGAGAAACTCATGGGTAAACCTATTGATAAAGTCGGGGGAGACATTCTTGGCACTCCTGAAGTTATAGGGACCATCACAATTAATGGTACTACATATACAAAGAAAAGATTAATTATAAAAACACCAACACTGCCTACCGCTGGCGGAACACTTGACATTCCGTTAGATTTTACCCATAACGCTATTCTTTCAATTCATGGAACGACTAACAATACAAGCGGATATTGTCATCCGTTACCTTATATTAATTTAAATAATTCAGGACAAATAGTAGGCGGTGTATCGCTTCAATATCGAGGTAGTAATGAAAAATTAATTAGAATCGTCGCAACTTCTGATATGTCAAGCCACTATGCTTTTATAACAATAGAATATTATTAAATCCATCCCTTCTATCGGGATGGTAGAAAGGAGCGCACTCACATGAATGAAATTTTTGAAACTGAGATAACCCCCAAACACAATTGAACAGAAGTCTTTGGATGATGTTTGGTATTTAGATAGTTTTTACGGTCGAACTAAATTCAGAAGACTTATCACCAAAATACGAGAAGATATCAAGTTTTTCTTTTTCATCCACTCTAAAAGAGGCAAAGAGATATCTAAGCAATATGACTTTCTCTTAAAAGATTTATAAAACGGAGGTTAAAACATGCCTTACATTATACCTAATGAGGATAATGTGAGATATCGTGTGACAGTTATGCCTACTAAAACCCAGCATGGGTTTAAGGCAGTCCGATTCATAGGCGATGATGTTCCGGACACATACCAGGGCGGATTCAAATACTATGACGACAACGATGATCTCATATTAGACCTCACTATATTTAACGATTATTACTCACCGAACGTCTACTCGACTAACGTAGATGAGCCGGTTACGCCTAAACCGAATAACACACCGACAGGCGGTGGAGTAACAGGAGGCGTCTCATCAGCCTTGGCCGCAACCGTTCAGGAGCTCAAGGCTCAGGTTGCCAGCATGGAGACTTATACGGAAACCAAACCCGTATATATCCATGATACGGAAGTTATATTCGAGACGGATAAGACAGGAGCGATCTCCGCTAATTTAACCGTAGGAGACACTGTCACACCATGCAATTATACGGTAGAAAGTGTATGGGTTGAGGATAACCGCTACACCAACCGTATCACAGTAACGTTCGAAGAGTTAGAGGAAGTGGGGGAGGTAACGCTCTATATAGTCCCCACAGCTGAATAAGGAGGAAATGACTTATGATGTTTTATTATATTGATTCAATTGAGCAGGTAGAGGCAGCGGAGGATTTCCCTTGGACCGTAAATGAGTACGGTGGTAGAACCATCTATAAGGAAAGCAAAGACTCAGAAGGTAACCCCAGACCTATCACATTCGAAGAGGTTGAATCCAAATTCCTTAAGAAGGCTTCCGACATCTCAAACGATCTCAAGGCTATCGACCCTTCAGATCCTTCCAAGAAGCACTACTATGCTTATCTCACTATCGTAAATTCTGATGGTAAAGTGCTGGAAGAGAAGAAACTCGGAACAAGAGTCGAACCCGAGAAGAGACCTGAACCTGAACAGGAGGGCTAATCTATGGCAGTATCAGATATGAATATCCCTATTTTACTAGGGTCAGCAACCTGCTGGGCTCCTGGTACCGGCGGGAGAGTTGACGTCCAGACGCTTGCTGAGAATGACGAATCCGTCACCTTTACGGGCGTCTTAGCAGGAGATTACTTTGGTTACGAGCTCTTTATTGACAACGCAACCAGCAGCACTCCTGGTACCCCAAGGCCGTATCAGATAGGAGACCCTACGTTTACATTGGAGTCAGATGGCACATACACTGTAACCTACGCAATAACTAAGGTAACAGCAGCTCAAGCCGGAGCAACGTGCCAACTGTTGATTATTAAGTAAAGGAGAGAAATTATGGCTATGTCACCAGCGCTTAAACTGGGAGGGGGTAGTAATCCCGAAATTATAGGCACAATTACTGTTAATGGTACGACATACACGAAGTATAGGCTCATAACAGATGAGGTAACTATGCCTAATGCAACTATTCTTGATATTCCTATCGGATTGAGTAGAAGTGATGTGCATGGAGTAACAAGTTTACATGGGTCGTATTATAGTGGTAATTTTGCTATGCCTTTACCATATTACGCACAGGATATTGAACTGCAGTATAGAGCTGCAGCGAATAATGCAAGCGTAATACGAATTACAACGTCTAGTGACCGTTCAACCTATAAAGCTAGGATAACAATGGAATATTATTAAATCCCCTACTCTATCCGTAGGGGTAGAATAGTATTGGACAATTAAGTTCAACAGGATTAACACCAGACACTAATCTTCAAATTGCTGCTGGTGGATATGCCGAATTTGAAGAAGAAAAAGGAAGATATTTTTATCGAAAAGGTTCTAAGGAGGTAGTTATAAATGCTAGTAAAGAAAACAGCATCCTGCGAAGAGATGCTAAAGTGGTTTGAAGCCAACGGGCAGATAGTAGACTTCCCGCTACCTGGAGATGTGGTCTTCTTTAAATACCCTACTAATGATCGTAGAACAAATCACACAGGAATCGTTACGAATCCAAATTCAATAGATGATTATCTTACGATCGAGGGAAACACTTCGCTCACATCTAATGATAATGGTGGGGCGGTTATGTCTCGTAAGCGTTCAAAAAAGAATTTAGTAGCGTTTGCCAGACCTAAATATACCAGTAAAGATCAGATTAACCGGCTTATAGCTATCGCATCAGGTGAGGTAGGAACTACTGAATACCCGCCGAATAGCAACAACGTTAAATACAATACTTGGTACTATGGCCGTCAGGTTCAAGGAAAGAATTATCCATGGTGCGCAGCTTTCGTAAGCTGGCTCTTCTATACACTTGACGGTGGTGAAACAAAAGTTTACCCGTCTACCATCAAAATGGGTAGCAGAGGACCGGACGTTAAGAAAGCGCAGCAGCTTCTCAACCAGAAAGGTTACTCATTAGTAACTGATGGGGATTTTGGGCCGTCTACTCAGGCTGCAGTCAAAAACTTCCAGCGCGTTAGTGGGCTGACGGACGATGGAATCATAGGCCCTAATACATGGGAGGTGTTAACGAAGTAATGACAAATAACAATGACTTCAATTCAGCTACCAAAGGCAGCATCTTCAAATCAAGAGGATTCACCGACAAATTATATTTCTTAAATCTGACTCTATCTTGGCTTTTCATCATAATCTGCATAGTAATAACAGCGCTTTCAGGAAAACTGGGTATCCAAGATTTATCATTGGTATCTGTTGGAATACCTGCAGTCTTCACAGAACTAGGGGTGCACACGGGATTTATTGTATGGAAAGCCAAGACAGAAAATATTAGCAAATACGGATACAATATAGACAATGGTGATGTAATCACTAATGCTATAGGGTTCCAAGTGGAAGGAGATAATAATGAACAAATTGACAAGTAGAAAGTTTTGGATATGTGTAGCTGCTTTTCTCGCATCTATCGCAACAAGCATAGCAGGGTTATGCACGTCAAACCAATACGTAGCTGTAGCAGGCACGGTATGCGGTATATTATCAGCTGCGATTTATGCTTTCTGTGAAGCATGGGTGGACGGTAAAGCAGTAAATAATCAGGAGGATCAAGAATGAAAGTATCAGATTTGATGCCTAAATTAGTAAAAAATGAAGACTATGTTATAACCATAGCCGACGAAGACAACCGCAACATCATCACATTCAATCCTACGGGGTATGTTGGATTGAGTGCTGAGCTCAATGACAGGACAGTAAATGAGATCTTAATAGCGGATACTAAGAAAGTTATCAAAATAACTCTCGAAGCGGTAGAAGAACCCGAACCAGATCCTGACCCCGATCCGTCTAATCCTTAAAGGTATTGATAACGCTATGTTCCCTCCTATCCGAGTTTAATATATTGGCGTGTGGGGTGGATCTACCTTTCTGCCATCTCATGCGCCCCCGCAAGGGAGAAAGGAAAGAAAGATATGCATAAAATAAGTCAAAAAGGAATTGAGTTAATAACCTCGTTTGAGGGATGCAAACTAACAGCTTACCAAGATGCTGGAGGAGTTTGGACAATCGGATATGGCCATACGAAAGATGTTGGCCCCGGTCAAACCATAACAAAACAGCAAGCACAATTATATTTGATGGATGATATAGCTAATCATGAGAGGTATGTCAATCTCTATGATAAGTATTATCACTTCAATCAAAACCAGTTTGATGCTTTAGTAAGCTTTTGTTACAACTGCGGTCCCGGTAATCTTTCAAAGCTTTTGGATAAAGGAAACAAGCCTATAGAGCTAGTCAAGGCAGATCTTCCTAACACATGCATCAAGGCTAAAGGTCAGGTGCTTAATGGGTTGATCAGGAGGAGGAAAGCCGAGGCAGAACTCATGGGCAAATGCCAGCAGGATATGGAGTTTGTTGTAGCAGATGTTATTGCTGGGTTGTATGGCACTGGAGAAACTCGCAAAAGAAAGCTGACGGACGCTGGCTATAATTACGCAGAAGTACAAGCAGCAGTCAACGCTAAACTTCGTAAATAATACACTTCCTATTATGTAATAAAGACATTATTGTTTGTATATTATAGGAGGCATTATATGAAAAACAAAAACATGATAAGAACAATTCATAACGTAACAAGAAAAGTTATATTTGATAAGAGTGATGATGCTAGAACATTTATCACATTATATGACAATCTGTTTTATAGGAATAAAGATAAAGCAGCTTGGAATCATGATGGATATGTTTCGCATAGTTACCCCGATCGAATGGAAGTATTATTTACGATTAAGAAAAGTGATTTTGATAATATTGTTAGATATTTAGGACTTAAGAAGGTAACAAATAAGGAATGGATTTATTGCTAAAAACTTATTGGGATGTTACAGTCCCTTTAAGTTTTTTAAGAGGATTTTAAAATGATAAACTATACACCAACACCCGATTTCTATAGGGATTACATCCAGCATTTTAATCCTAATCACGATCCCATAAATGGACAGTTCACTTCTGCTCCAACATCGATTAATAAAAACGATATAATTTCTAAATCTAAAGATTACAAACCGAGTAAGAATCGTCCATATACTAAATATAATGTAAATTCTTGGGGAAGATCAAAAGATAAAAACATTTTATGGGTCACTGGTATAGCAGGTTCTGGCAAGTCTACAATTGCTAGAAAATATGCTAAAGATGGTAACGCTAATTATATTAATATAGATCTTTATACTTTCAAAACCGCAGATAAATATTTAAATGATATGTCTAGTTCATTTAATAAATATCTGGATGAGAATGTGCCCAATTGGAAGAAAATGCAAAAAAGAGCATATGAAGTTCTTATAAAAAACGATCGACGTGCACAAAAAGACGCTGGTAAATGGTTTGATACTCTTGAAGAAGCCTTGTTGAGTTATGGTGAACAAATGTACGGTGAGAAAAAAGTTGTTGCTGAAGGTGTTCAAATTCTTGATGAGACTTTGTTTTATAAAAACAAGAAAGCGCTTAAAGGGAAACCTCTTATAATTATGGATACATCAGTTGAGGATTCAGTTCTTTCGAGGATGTCTCGAGATAATAAAGACATCAACAAATTATTAGAGCCCGAAAGAGTTAAACAATTAGAAGGGTGGATCCGAGACGCGGAAGCCTTAAAGAAAGTTTTGAAATAGCCATTCGAAAAATTTACAGCTTATATAATAGAAGATAAAGGTGTACTGCTGAAAGTGCAGTCGTAAAAGAGATATAGGGATGATGAACCCTATCGGTGGCCAAACTGTGGACTATTTAACAAGTCGCTACCTTTATCTTCTATAAAGGATTTGTTGGTGTAATGGTAGCACATTAATGGTAAGGAGTTCGAGTCCCTTACAAATCCTTTATTTTTTCGTAATTTTTACACCCCCTATTATGTAGTAAAACTATTATTTAGTTTTTAAGAAAAGGAGACATGATATGGAAAAGATTTATGCAGTAATCGATGGTAAAGAGTACACAAAGAATCAGTATGTGATTCATATCGGTGATTTATGTAATCGTTCGATCGTAAAGATATTACGAGAGAAGGGTTGGAGTGATGAGCAGATACATGAATTCACGGGATTCTCGTACAGGACAATTCGATTATACAGGAAGGAATATCAAGATCTTAAAAAAGACAAAAAAGTGGTTTAACTAACAGAAAGGAGACGGAAATGAATAAAATAGAAAAACTCTTATGGAAGATAAGATGTAGTTATTATGGTAGAAAGATGACGATGTATGTTATTTTAGGAGATCGTAAGAAGGCTAACGATGCCTTCAATAAAGTACTCGACATGTTGGATGCTTATAGGGACGTATATCTTTGACTTCATTGAGGACGCTTTTACAGGTCCTCTTCTTTTTCGCAAAATTTACAGCTGCTATAATGTAACCAGTGTTTAATATCAGAAAGGAGACATGATATGTTAGGATTAAGACTTGTAATTTGTGGTAGTGATGAGGAAATTAAGACGGTAACAAAATACTTAAAGGAGGTTGGAAGAAAATACAAAGTTTCGGAAACGACAGATGTTTCGGAAATTAATGCAGTTGATACCAAACTCACCGTAGTATATTATTACGGATCAATTTTCGATCAGTACAAATTAGTAGAGCTGACGAACGGAAAGTCTATTTATGAAGGAGAGTAATGGTTTAAAACCGAAGGGTCTACGGGTCCTTTTGGTTTCGTAAAATTTACACCTTCTATAACGAAGCATTAACTATTATATTTTAGGAGGTGTAGCTATGTTAAAAACAGATAAGTTCGGAAATTTGAGATTTTACGTAAGAGGCGAACGAGAGGATTGCGAGCGATTTACTATTAATCTTGCATGGTACCATTCTGCACTAGCAGAAATTGGTAGTTTTGTAGTTCGTGGTGATGGAATCGTAACCCTTAATCTCGTAGTAAAACAAGATGATGTCGAAGATGATTTGAGAAAACTTGCTTACAAATTTAATGTAAAAGGATTTGCTTCATTTGATGAATTAAAAGATTAAGCCCTACATGGGCTTTTTCTTTTTCGTAAAATTTACAGCTTCTATAATGAAGTGATTAATTGTATAGGGTTGAGGCTTACAAGGCCTCTTCCTTTTTCGTAAAATTTACAGTTTCTATTATGAAGTGATTAATTGTATAGGGTTGAGGCTTACAAGGCCTCTTCCTTTTTCGTAATTAATACAAGTTATATAATAGGAGGTGATTGATATGGATTTTTTAAATATTTATGACTTTTTAGAAGAGGTTTGGAAAGGATTGGAATCTCTAAAAACTATTCAATACGAAATGACAGATATTCCGTTAGATCGTAGAGATGAGTTATCCGAGAAACTCCATGAAATTCAAAAACTTGTTTTAAAAGTAAAAGATGAAGTTGGAAATAATATCAAAAACGAATGGTTATAGGAGGAAGAAGATGGATAAAAAAGACTTTAAAAAGATGTATTATGAATTTGAAAATAAATACAACAAGTATCCTGTTGAAATGAGCAGAGCAGAGGCATTTTCTCATGCATTAAAAGATGGTTTAATAGATGAGAAGACGTATAAGGAAGCTCATGAATATTATGGAAACTTATGGTTTTATGTTGGTGATTAATATGTTTTGGAAGAGGTTTTTACAGCTCCTCTTCCTTTTCGTAATCCCTACAAGTGCTATAATGTAAAGGAGGATTAAAATTATGACTAATAGGCAAATTGAAACTAGTCGGGAGATACGTCAATGGTTTAAAGGTATAATTATACCTGCTGTTGCAGGAATGTTATATTTAGACTATAGGTATCCGGAACTTAAAAACAAGATTGTCGAAGGCGTAAAATCTAAGTTTAAAAAGAAGGAGGAAACAAAATGAAGTATATTGATAAGACACTTGGTTTTATGGATGATCATTGTATTGCTCTTTTTGGTACATGGGCAACCGGTATGTTGTTATGGTTATTAGAGAATCAGTTGAAAGGAAATAACTAAGGTCTTTGAGGAGGCTTATACAGCTCCTCTTCTTTTTCGTAAAATTTACATCGCCTATAATGTAGGAAAGGAGGCATTTATTATGTGTACGATATTTTCAATATGTTTAGCTAATTATATTTATAGGCATAGGGTTGATTCTTGTTTAGATTATTTAAATAATAAAGAAGCCCTTATTTTTACAATTTGTAGCTCGGTAATATTGGAGATTGTAACAGCTAAATGTGAATTTTTTAAGAAAAAGCACTAGGCCCTACTGGGCCTTTTGGCTTTCGTAAAATTTACAGCTTCTATAATGGTATTATTATTTGAAGATTTTAGAAAGGAGATTATATTTATGAAGATTAAAGGATTTTGGACGAATTATATTAAGATATGCGGAGAGTGTGTCAATTGGTTAAAGGACTATTGGTTATTATCTATAATCGTAAGTGCGACAATTAGTTTAATTTTATGCCTTCCAATTATTATGGATATGATTAGTTTTCGAAAAGATTACAACTGCTCTAATGTAAAGGAGGATTAAAATTATGAAATTTTTTAAAAACCCAAAAAGAGAACTTGAAAAGGAGATGATGTTAGTAGTAGAACAAGCAAGCGAATATCCTGTTGGATCAGATGAATATTTGAACGCTTGTAGAGCCAGTAATCAGCTGGCTGAAGCAGCCCAGAAATGTAAAAGGGTTGATCTCAATCAGTTTATACCTGGCGTAGCAAGTGTTACGATGTTCATCATCTATATGGTATTCAATGAAGAACACATTACAGACACTAGAGGAATTCAGTTTGTAAAAGGGTTGTTTAGAAAGAATTTTTAATCCGGTTGCCGGGGGCGCGTACAGCGCCTCTGGGTTTATGCAAAGGAGGGAACAAATGACAAATGCTGAAAAATTTGAAGAGGTATTCGGAATAAAAATAGATGAGGACTATCCAGCGGACATATGTGATAGCGTTGATCATGACATATGTTTAGTGCATGATTGCCCAAATTGCCCTATTTTTAAATTTTGGGACCGGGAGTACAAGGCAGAAAGGAAAGAGGACTCGTAAAATTTACACCCCCTCTTATAGAGAGGTATGACGTTTTGGTGTTCCCACCGAGCGATGAATCAACATTGTATTCATACCCTCTTTCTTAATCAGAAAGGAGAATCGAATGACTGAACAGCAGACAATTGATATGGATGGTCTTACAAATGTTGCAGAGGGAATTATATTGCAGGCTAGGAAGGATTTTATAAAAGGAGGCAAAGTCCTTTTTCGTCTGTACGGAAGAATTCCTGAAGAGCAGGAGTTACTCACGAACCCCATGATGTATGGTATGCGTAATGACCGTGATGTACGCTGGTTATACGACTCATGGCGATTTGTTTTCAAGGATCCATACGACATGTTTTCCGATGTTAATAAGTCAAAAGTGATTGAGGCGTGGAAAGATGAAGCTATTCTTGCTGCGTATAAAGAATGGTACATACCGATTGCAGCAATCCTTTATCGTAATACGAAAAGTAGGAAAGACCCGCAGAAAATAGCCAAAAGCTCAGTTACGAAGAAAGTAAAAGATTTCTATAAAGAGCATGACATGGAAAACCCTGGAGCAGCATGTGAAGAGTTCTTTAAATCCAGGGAATACGTTCTTAAGCTTGAGGACTCTCTTAAGATCTTTTATGAGTGGAATGAGATTGCTTACGTACGTTCAAGAAAGCCTTATAAGAAATACGAGGGCGTAGGACGTAAGCCGATTGGTCAAACCGCGTACGCCATAGAAAAAATGGAGCAGCGCAGGAAAAACATCAAAAAAGCAAAAGAGCTTAAAGAGGCGGGAATGAGCGTTCGTGCCATAGCAATGTACCTCGGCGTAAAAGAACCATGTGTTTTGGCATATCTCAGGTCGTAAAATTTACAGCTTCTTTTATAGGAGGTGAGTGAAATGATTATTAAGATTTGGGACTTGTATTATGAAGGTTATCCGACAGGAGTGATAGCTAGAATGTTAAAAGTATCTGAAGCTTATGTGGTTTCGGTACTCGGTTTAGATTAGAGCCTACAAGGGCTCTGATCTTTGTGAAAGGAGGATGGTATGTTAGGAACAATTTTATTAATCGTGTATTTAGCAATTGGCATCATCATGTGTGGTATGGCAAAAGAGGTCTACAACGAGCAAAATATCAATCAGCCAACACAATTAGTTGGGTACATAATTGTTATATTATCATGGCCAATACTTATATTATTAGGAATTGGAAAGGCGTTGTACGATGCGACGAAGAAAGATGATCAATCCTCTTGATGAAAAATGGGAGTTCGAGACGAACCAAGGATATTTAGCAGATGCGTTTTTAGAAATATTAGAAGTGTTTCATATATTGCCAGAAGATATTTACATTCCATCGTATCTCGATATGTCCCAGATAGAGTTTCGGACAACTAGAAAAAAGAGACTACAAATTGAATATGTGTTTAGAAGGTATGCAGGTCAATCATCAACAGAAGGGAGTGATTGGTATGCAATCAGTTGATTTATCTTTTCCTAATGCGTATTTGTATGGGAAGGAAGACCGGCTATTTGATTTACTAACAAAGAATTATATTTTCAAATGTGATAATTATGCGGTAGCTTATCAATTAATGAGTGTATTGGATCGTATAAAATTTTGTGAGTATTCGATGCCGGTTGACGATTGTTGGTGGCCGTATAGTTGGTTAATCTTTTTTACATGTATGCCAAAAGATGTTGAGCGAATTTGTTGTGTTGCAAAACGGATTCCGTCATCTATCCCAGCAAACATAAAGATCATGAACGAGGAAGAGGAGGTGCTATTCAGTTGATAGCAGAAAGGTTAAGAGAGGCTTTTGAGAAAAGTGATATTCACACGCAATACGAGCTTGCATCTAAAATTAATGTATCACCATCGACAATGACGAGATTTCTTAGCGGTGAAAGTAAGCCCTCAATTGAGCAGTTTGCTATGTTATGTTCTATATTAGAAGTTTCTTCTGATTATATTTTAGGGATTGGCGAGTATAAACATCTTGAATTGAATTTACGTACGGAAGAGCTCGAATACATTAAAGATCTTATCAAGGTTGATATTCTTGAAAAGCCGGATGAAGTTAAATGGAACATATTAGAAAAGCTTGCATTAGAAGGGAGTAATAAACGATGATACGAATTATATTTGATGATGGAGCAATTGCGGATATTGGAAGTAGAAACAACATCGATAAAGTTTATATTGACCGTTCCGATGTTGTAAAATGCAAGGTTGTTAGCAGTATCAAACCTTATGGGATGGTGGAGTTAGAGGAAGGAGAAACCAATGAAGGATTACTTGATATGGGCAGCGGAGAAGCTTGAAAAGAAGTATGGTTGGAATTTCGACGATGCGCAGGAGTATCTCATGAGTGGTAATTATATTCCCCACAATGTTTCAATTCAGAAGTATATAGAGGAGGGCAAGCAGTGAGTTATTTAAGTTCGATATACGGTTATAAATTAGAAAAAGTGTATCCCGATGCAACTTATATTCTAATTGCTGGCTGGTATCCAAAAGATAAGCCCGCAGATGATCATAGTTACTGTATAGGTGTGCATAAAAATGGATACGAGGCAATAGGACATGCCTATTTACATCTTGGGTTCTTGGCAGATGATAGAGGCCAGACAGAGAATCTTACAACCTTATTTGAGATGGATGACGAAGCCGGGTGGATGATTACTTTAGAGTATGAGGGAACTGTTGATTATGTTTTGATTTACCTTTTATCAGGAGAGGAAAAAGATGCAAACAGTTGAATCAATGACCGGAATGAAGAATTATATTCTTAAAAAATATCCTAGATGGGAAGCAGTCAAGACAATGCCTTACCGCAGAGTAGCAGCAATCTATCGATCATTACGTAAGCGTGAAGAACCACCCGGATATCATCAAATCACATTATTTGAATGGTTGGAGGAAAGAGAACATGGATGAATCTATAAATGACGTACGACTGATGCTTATACAAATATCTCATGATTTTGAAAGGCTAGCGCGTGATATAGATGTATTAAGTGGGTGTCTGTATAGTTTAAAGGAGAAGCGGAATGTGGAACATGTATCACGATCAGCCAGCTCTAAACGAGAAATTGATTCAAAGGATTGATGATCTACAGGATTTTGATCCTAATTTGACAACTGAATTAATGGAAGATTTACATCATTCGAGATTAGCAGAGATTTTTGAGAATGCTGACGAACGAGATCTGCTTACGGTTTGTTATGTAGCAGTGCGAAAGTCACCTGTCAAATATCTGACGGTATTGATGGATTATCTTTTGGAGAAAGGAGAGACCTAATGGAGATATTTGTATTTGGTATGGCTGCCGGAATGATAGCTCTCACTTTAGTCATTATGGTATCGGCTATTATTAAATTAATATATAAAAAAGTCGAAATCGAAGAGGAAGAAGAATCAGATGTAGACATGCTTCTTGAAGGGCTTTATACTATGAAAGCGGCTGCTGGATTATGTCGGGAAGAGAAGAGATTAATAAGCGCGGCAATAGCGTATATAGAAAAAACGAAGGGGGAATAAATGGACATAGATACTATCTATGCTGACAAACAGGGTCTTAATAGAGCTTATATTTTCTTTAACGAGAAAAATAAAACTCAGGCTTGGGAGAAGATCCTTATATCGAACAATATAAGATATCATAAATACGTTGTGTTAAGAGGCGGAGTAACTGAGTACGGATTTAAGATGCTTGGAGTAAGACGTAAAATGTTAACTTTATGCAGACATCTTAAGGAGGTAACCGGGATATGATTTGTATATTGGGTATTTTATTTTTGTTTTTTATTATTGATTGGTTTTTTGAACTATCTTGGTGGTTTTTCAGAGCAATGATCATATCAATGATATTATTATTTCTTTTTACATTATCTGTCGACGCAAGAGAATACGATCCCGCAGAAATTGTTCTTATAGGAAAAGTAGTTCACCATGAAGCCGAAAACCAATCCGAATTGGGTAAACGATTGGTTGCCGATACAATACTTAATAGAGTGGAATCTCCAAACTTTCCAAACACTGTTAAAGAAGTTGTTGAGCAGGAAGGTCAGTATTGTAATCCGAATGAATTCCCGCCAAGAGAAATATACACGTTAGTTGCTCAGGAAATCTATTCACGAACAAATAATCACGTGTTATATTTTCGAACTAAGCGTTATCACCCATATGGCGAACCAATACTTAAAGAAGGTGATCATTATTTTTCTGGGAGGATCGATGATGAAACTTAAGGTATTTTACAGATGTAATGGAAAGTGTGAATGTCGCTATTCAGGAACTTGTTCATTTAATACCGGCGATCCAAAAGATTGTTGTTTAACCTCAAGTTCAAATTTTGCCGATAGTAATCAACCGGTTTTTATTGTACATAGATTATTAACGGTTTTGGAGGATGTAAAAAGGGTATTTGACATTGAGATTGATAAGGATAGCATTATATTAACAGAAAAGGAGATTAAAGATGCAAAAAGAATACAGTTTCACGATCGAAGATGATGCACTTATACTTAATGAGACTTCACCTGTTGAGGGAAAGGATAATGAATTTATTGTTAAAAAGCGTCCGGTAATCCATAAACAGGCGTTCATTCAGTGTTATGAGATGTGGATAAAAAACGCGGAGGAAGGCAATGAGACTATGGCATAGAGATTTGATCCCTTATTTACCCAAGATGCAACTTATGGGTCAATGGCGAGAATTATGCTGTATAGCATCCAATCTTGCTTCTCAACACACGCCTAATCATATTTTGGTTAATCCAATACTTGATTACTCACCAGATCACTTTGAAGCGTATTGTAATTTGATAATTCATGAGCTTATAAAGCATAATATAAACATCCATGAACCAACTTTACATGAGCTTAAAGATAACGTGCGGTCTTGGCGATTATATTTAAAACAGGAATTACCTTTCGATTATATAGACGTAGATTGGACTTTGGATTTGGGTGAGCCGATATATTTTGATTGGCACAACGATCGATATCTTAAACAGTGTTATTATAATCTAGAAGAGAAGTATGATCGCGGTGGCATTCCGAATGATGAGTGGTTAATTATATTTGCAAATTTTGGAGGTATGGCAGAATGAATTTATGGACGACAATGATATTTATAGTTTTGATATTGATTCTTGTAATTGGTTTGAACCACATTAATTATCTTCAGCAAAGGCTAAAAAACAAAGATTTTGGCCTTCATTGGATTATATCAGACGATGTTGAAGTCGGTGATGAAATTATATTTGGTACTTCTAGGAAGGGTAAAGGTATTGTGTTGCGATGTCCGATTGAGGGTCAAACCTATACAATCCTAACAAAACAAGGAAGTGTTAAATTTATAAACGAACAGGGAATCGTCAGAACAGGATATAGAGCGGTTCAATTTGTTGAGTTCCTTGAGAAATGGAAGGTGGCTGAATAATGATGAAAAAAGAACTTTATGTACGTGATCATCTTTTAATTCAGTTTATGCTTCTACACTACGCACCGATCTCTTTTTCAGAACAAGGAAAACGGTTTATTGAGGATATATACAAAGATTGGGTGTTATATTTGAAAGAATTGGAGGAAAGCCATGCAAGCAAATAAAAAAGAAGCTAGATTTGACATATATTGCAAGAAATGCGAGTTTTACAACACCTCGGCAAGTAACGATCCATGTAATGATTGTCTTGGTCATCCTTATAATGAAGATAGTCATACACCAGTAAGATTTAAGCAGGTTAAGTCAGTTATAAACTATCTTCTCCCGGATCCTAATGTAACACGTTATACACGAGACCCGCTGCAGTCTGCTAACTGGGTTGATCGGGAGCCGACGGACGCAGAACTTAAGAAATACTTTGAGAAGCGTGACGACGGTAATCTTTGGGAAGTACGAATATGAGACGGAAGGAGAATGATAATGAAGACGGTAGAAATGTATGAAATAGGAGAGGTAGTACTTATAAAAGCTAGTGTTACAGACGTTGTGGTGGATCAGGGAAAACTGAAATACAAACTCAGAGTTGAACACACCAACAACGATCTCGAGCATACATTCACAGAAAACCAGATGCAGCCTATGCCTAACTTGGGTTTAGACGAGGATGATGGCAGATTTAGTCCTTGTGGTTCTATCGCGTAATTCTTACAGCCCCTCTTATAGAGGAGAGACACTCTAGAAAGGAGAATTTTATGGAAGAGCAGCAAAAAAATTGGTTTGTTGATAAGCGTGATAAGTTTATTGGTTTTTGGAAGGCTAGACCAGAACTCACTTTAACGGTGTTGGGTGGTTTATTCACTGTGATTGGAGCAGGGATAAATTGCTATACGGTTAAAAATGAGTATAAGGATCAGGTTTACATGACTGATGGCGATGACGTTTATCGTCTACCTGCTAAAAAGATGCAGGCTAAAAAATTGAATACTTTGAATTAAGAGTAGTAACCCAAAGAGGGGATCCATACGGGTCCTCTCGCGTTTTGAAAGGGGATAGGGATGGAAACATTAATAGTAGTTATATTTAGTATTATCGTCATAGGACAGCTTTGGTATATTCTAAGACTTAGAGCGGCTATAAAATATGCAGCAGCAGTGTTAGAAAAATTTAAAGCTGCACTGGAAGTGGATGATATTATAAGAAAGGCAACGAATAATGAATCTAAAGCAGATAAAGATGTTCTTAAATAAAAACTCGCCTATGATCTTGACATGTATGGGGATATTTGGTACGATCTCGACTGTATACACAGCTCATCAAGATACATTAAAGGCGGAACACGTTAAAAAAGAGACAAGACCACGTAATTGGAAAGAAGAAATTCAAGATACGTGGAAATGTTATATTCCTACGGCAATTAGTGCTACCACCACAATAAGTTGCATTGTTGGCAGTCACTATTGTTCTTCCAAGCAGCGGGAGGCATTAGCTTCAGCATACCTCCTTTCTCAAACCACCCTTAAGGAGTACCAACGGCGAGTCGTGGAGCAGATTGGTAAAAATAAAGAAAGGGCCTTAATGGGTGAAACTGTCAACGCTGTAGCTGAGAAGCGTTCTCCCGCTGCGTATTTCTCCAATCCGCTGACGGACGTCATAGACACTGGGCATGGTAAGACTTTGTTTTATGACGTCCCCGGCGAAAGATGGTTCTACAGTGATATGAACTACATGGATAAGCAAAACAACGATATGAATCGTGAAGTTCGAACTGAGGAGTATTATGATTGGAACGAGATATATTATCGTTGGGGACTACCATTCAAGACTTTTGGTAATCAGATGATATTCACAGTTGACCATCCATTCGAGCCAAGATATGAACCGAAAATAATGGATAACGGTCAAGTACGAATTAATATTTATTATAAGCTTATCTCATTAGATGAGTATTTGAATAGGAAAAGGTAAATTATATTTTAACAAAAGGAGAAAAAATGGCACAATTTTGTAAAGATCATATTGTAAATCCGAACGCACCCATTATTGATTTGACTGGTTGGTTGGAGGATATGTTTAACAAGTATGAATTTTATAAATATTCTCCAAAAATAGTAATGGGTCATAAAACTGTTAGCTTGTTTGTTGGATCTATCGTTGAGGGAATGGACTATAACTCGATATCCGGAACCACGCTATATTTGTTTAAGGGATTTGCAGTCCCTAAAAGCTGGATAATTATTAATGGTCATGTGGATCCTTATTACATATCTATCATATGGGAAGTATATCAAATCCCGGAATCAATTAGACTCAATTGCGGAAGGTATGATGAAGACATGAAAACATTGTTTGAACCTTCTTTTAAGTTCTCCTCAGTCGTCCCTTGGGATCCCTCAAGACTCCCGGACATCAAAAAAGTTATCTACAACAATCCGGCTACTATTATATTATGGAGTGACCATACAAAGACGGTTGTACAGTGTCAGAAAGGCGATGACTATGATCCGGAAAAAGGTTTAGCCATGGCTATAGCTAAGAAGGCACTCGGTAACACTTCTAGAAAGCTTAATGATGTGCTTCATAAATGGGAGAAAAAAGAGGAATAAAATAAATCTCGGTGGGTAAAAAGGGCATCTTGGGTAGAGCAGGCACGTAATGTCTTGTCGCGGGTTCAAGTCCCGTCTAGCAGTAAGGAAGAGGAAGATGCGAGATTTGTGACAAAAGGAGAAATCAGATGACTGAAATAAACATTGATAAAATGGCACAGAATGCTGCGGAAGTGGCACTTGATAGTTTTAAGTATCAAGGGAAAACCATAAGAGAATGGATAAAAATAATAACAGAGCAAGATCAGAAATTTGGTGTATGGATTCCTGTTAGTGAGGGGTTACCGGAAGAAAATAAGGCTGTGATAGCCTCCACGAAGCATGGAGTATATCCCGAAGCAAAGTATACAAAAGAATATGGTTGGGAATGGGCTTATGAGGCTGGTGCAGATTATTGGAGAGAGCTTAAAAATGTAACAGCATGGATGCCTTTACCTAAACGTTATGAGCCACAGGAAAGTGAGGATAAGGAATGAAAAAGATATGTCTATTTTCGGCTAAAGCGACAAAATGTATTGAGGGAGATGAAGCAGAATTATATGTCAATTTCTACTTGGTATTAAACAAGACTTACATTTTCACATTTCTGATTAACGCACCAAACTTATCATGCACTGACAAACATCCTATAAAGCTGTGGAAACATTTTCTAATAATGCTTGAAGAAGAAAAAGTTAAATATATGCGTAGATATGAAAAAAAGCAGAAAGTGAGGATAAGGAATGAGTAATTTAGTTGATTATGCAAAGGACGAACTTAAGAAAATAGGGATGATTGATTCCGGAGAACCATATAATGATTTGGCAGCAAAGGCAATTTTGGATTTGATCGAATTGTTTGATTCTCAGGATCATAGTGGATTTAGTGCACCATATGTCATTAATGCTTTCAGCAGACTTGCAATGTTTAAACCCCTTTCACCACTAACAGGTGAAGATGATAAGTGGAATGAAGTAGGTACTGGTGTCTTTCAAAACAAAAGATATTCTGCAGTAGAAGAACAGCTTGATTATCTAATTGAAAATGCCAATAAAGAGGAAAACAGAGAAAGGTTTAAGGCTTTAAAAGTATTGGCTAAATATCACAAACCAAGTCAAATTAGTTCATCCATTGATTACCATGCCGATGGGAGATATGATTTGACAATTGAACTTGGTGGGTGTTGTAGAAGGTTTTAAGGAGGGAATAAAACAAATGATAACAGTAGTTTATGACGAATCGGATAAAGATGTTCCTTGTATTTGTGTCATGAAAGCTGACGAACGTCTTAGTTATACGTGCTTGAAGATGGTAATAGGAGAACAAGCCGAACTCTTATATAGGGCTTTAACTAATCAAAGTTTTAAAATTAAGGAGAAAACGGATGGATAATGACTATAGAAAACAAATGTTTGAAAATCTAAATACGTGGTCAAAAGAAATAATAGATGGTTATAAGGAAGATGAAGAAAAGACTTCAAATTTTATAGAGGAACTAGAAGGAAAGTATAAAGCTTCTTGTGGTAGGTGTGATATGGAGGAAAAGAATAATGGCTAAAGCACTAAAATGTGATAGATGTGGTGGTTTTTATGATTTATTAACGGATTTTAGAAACTATCGAATACAAGAAGTAGATACATATGAGAAACATGTGGATCTTTGTCCTGATTGTTATGCTAAATTACTTATATTTCTGGATCTTGACAATCCTGATAAGATCAATAAAAATAGAGAAATTATAGGTACAGGCGAATTGTATCCCGGAGAGTTTGAGTCAAGGCATTATGAATTTGAGGAGAATGAAGATGGAAGCAGCAGTACATAAAGATATGTCAACAATTATATTTTTCAGTACTAGTTCAGACGATCATCTAAAATCGATTGAAACTTTAGTAGAGGCATTAAGGGCTGACGGACGATGTGAGCATAAGATATGCTTTCGCCCAATAACTCAAAACTTCTACCAAATATTACGTGGAGCTTTAGACGATGATGGTGTTATGCAGCCTATTGGCTGTCATGAAATACTATATTTGCCATCTGTTAGGGAGGCGGAGATAGAACGTCTGGAACGTACGAAGAATGTGGTGTTGAAAAAGAATAGCATGTGTTTTGTTAACAAAGAAGAAAAAATAAAGAAACTTATCAATTGGTTACTTGAGGAAACGGAGGAAATTGAATTATGAAAAAGCAGCAGGCAATAGCAAAGGCAACAAAAATAAAGGTTTACAAGGAAGGAACAAAGAAGTCTCTCTTCTCACTGAGACTCATTATATTTGATCCGGCTAAGCATTTCGTATCTACAGATGAGGCAAAAGATCACTGGCGGAAGAAAGACCACATGAGCAAGCAGAAGATGAAGGACGAATTCATAAGCATCTTTGCAATAGGCATACCGGTTGGTCGCGGCAAGAAAAAGCACTGGGAATTCAACAAGGTTCCTAAGACGGAAGCTGATGCGATATTTATTGTTCCTAAGAAGTACCGTAAGGAAGCAGCCAAAGCCATCGAAAACCTTGAGTTCTTCGTTATGTCCTAATTCGTAAAATTTACAGTCTCTATAATAGGAGAAAACACAACTCGGAAAGGAGAGACTATGAAAAAATTTAAAAAGAATTGGATAAAGATGAATGACGATCAGGTTGAAACTAACGAGGAAGTAACTGAAGAGACAAAGGAGGAAACTAATATGAACTTTTTTCAGAGACATAAGAAAGGTTTGATCTTTGGCGGTCTTGGAGCACTTGCTGCTGGAGCAGCAGGCTTATTACTGCTTAAGAACGGATCTGACGATGACTATGAAGATGGTGAGTACGAAGATCTCGATGACGATTCGGAAGCTTCTTCTAGCGAAGAATGATGTTAGTTTATAGTTATTATATTTTTGGATTATTGACTGTTTTTTGTAACGGTTGTGTCTCCTAAACAGGGCGGGGCGCTTACAGCGCCTCTGCTTCTTTGAGAAAGGTATATGATGATAGAAGACATCAAACAGTTCTACAAATACTATAAGCTTTACAAGAAAGGGAAAGAGGAAATGGAGAAACTTAAGGACTTTATTAGTGACCATCAAAAGGAAATACTTATTGGTGTAGGGTTTGTTATATCTTATCAGTTTGGATTCAAACGGGGATTTAGAACTGGTATAAAATTTGAAGATGCGTTAATACGTTTAACAGGAGAAAAGAAATGAATCGTAATGATAATATAGTAATTGACTTTCAAATCAACCACAAGCATGATCATTATATAGGTAAGGATAAGCGGCATGTCTGCCCGCAGATCCACAACAAAGCAAAAGCAACCAAGGGTTACAGAAGAAAGAGAGGATAAGCATGTCTGAGCGAAGAATGCCTTCAGTGGAGGATTATCCGTCAAATGCCATAGGATCTGAGAAGGATGCTGACGAACGTCCTGCACTTAGAGGCAGGGTTAAAAAGAAGTCAAGTATATTTAAGTCAGTTCGGGATGAATTTGTATCTGAGGATGCCGACAACATGGGTAGTTATATTTTGCACGATATACTATTTCCGGCGTTGCATGATCTGATTAATGATATTTGTCATGGCGCAATAGATGCGGCATTTGGTGGTGGCGGAAATTATCGCCCGTCTCGTAACAGAGGTAGAGGTGGTTATATTTCTTATAATCGTTATTACGATGATCGCGACGATAGAAGACGCCGACGTAGGAGAGATCGGGATGACGACGATGATGATTACATAGTAAGCCGTCGCAATATTGATTTCTCAGAATTTAGATTCGAATACAAAGACGATGCAGAAGACGTACTTGATATGCTGTGCGACAGGCTTGAAAAGTACGACGAAGTCACAGTTGCGTATTTCTTAGATAAGATAGGTAAGACCGTTCCCGGAAATTGGACAGTTGAAGATTGGGGATGGACAAACCTCGCAGGTACCAAGATAAGAGGCTCGAGCAGATCAGGATGGTATATTGATCTTCCGCGAGCAAAAGAACTTTAAAGAAAGGGTAAGAACAGATGGGTAAATTAACAAAAATCAAAGCTATTAGCAGAATAGCAAAGCAGACAATTGCGAACCACTCGCCTGAAATTCTCATGGGTTTGGGCGCGTTTGCATTTGTCGGTACGGTTATAGTTGTAGCAAAAGAGACTGTCAAAGAGCAGGAAATTCTTGAGGATCACGAGACAGCTTTGGATTATCTCGATCTTGTTAGTGATGAGGGCGAGCTTGACGAGAAGGCGTATAAGAAGTCTCGTATGGTTGTGTATAAAAACACAGCTATTGAGACAACCAAGAATTATATTCCCGGAGTTGCTCTTGGCACAGCCTCATTAGCATGTTTCTTCGGTGCATTTGGTATTATGAAGAAGAGATATGCGACTTTAGTAGTGGCTTATACGGCACTCGAAGAGTCATTCCGCACATATCGTCAGCGTGTTATTGAGGATAAGGGAGCTGATGCGGATATTTATTACCTTACCGGATCCAAAACTAAAGAAATAACAGTTAAGGATGAAGAAGGCAACAAAACCAAAACTAAGCAGTTAGTTCTTCCTGATGGCACAATAGCATCTCCTTATGCGTTCAAATTTAGTAAGTATCGTGATGATGGCGATCTTAATCTTTGTTGGTCTGAAGATCAGTCGATAAATTTGTCTTATGCTCTCGGTCAGCAGGATTATCTCAATAACGAGCTTTACAATCGTTGTGTGTTTGACAACCAGCATCGTGTTGTATATCGCGGAACCGTTATGCTCAATGAGATAAGAGATTTGATGGGTAATGGTCCAACTGAAGCCGGTGCAGTTGTTGGCAATCGATTCAGTAATGGCGAGCCTGGATGTAATGGATTTATTGACTTTAGGATTGTTGAGGGTGAAGATGAGTATGGTCCTTGTCTGTTCATTAATCCTAATGTTGATGGTCTTATATTTGATTTGCTTGGTAAAAAAGAATCAAAACCGTTCGAACCCTCATACAACGAATGGGGTGAGTCCGTGCGAATTTGATAAATAACTTGGCGTCATGGTACGTAACTATTATCTGATTGATCCCCATCCATCATTATGGCGCCAAGCAACCTGATCTAGCGTTGGTAACTCAAATTTGTTGATCTTTATTTTTTCATTAAGCTTTTGTAAACCTCCAGTAAAATAGTGCAAAATGTTTCTCATAAAACCAACCATTAGCCAACGCTAGATCACCTTTCCTATTCAATCTCGTAAAATTTACAATCATTATAATGAAGCAATAGGGCTTCGATTCGAGAATAGGAGGCATGTTATGATGAAAGAAATTACTAATGCGATCGACAAGGAATTTGATGAAAGGTTTGAAGATATTGACGTTTCGTCAAACGACAAGTACGAAAGCATCGGAACAACATTCAAGGCTATATATGAAGCCTACGAAGAGTCAAAGCAGTAAAGCAACAAAGTTGAGAGGCTAATAGATACACGGCCTCTTGGCTTATCTTATAGAAAGGATAGAGATAATGAACAAAGCATTATATTTTGTTTTAGGATTAATCACAGGAGCAGCAGGCGGGACAGCCGTCACATATTATGTAGTTAACGCTAAGCGCGATGAAGAACTTGAAGAGTATAGTGAGCATTGCGAAGAAAGGATCGAACGTTTCCGGAAGAAGTACTCTGATGAGGAGTTAGTTGAGAAGATTGATGAGGATTTGGGGAAAAAGCTGACGAACGATCCGGAAGAAGAAAAGATAATAAACAACGAAGGCGTTAAGAAATACCACGTAAGACCCGCAAGTGAATCGAGGTACGGGGAAAACCGGGTATTTGTAAACAATCAGGACGAAAAGACACGCCAGATAGTTAAAGAGGAAATCAATAAGATTGTGAAAGATAGTAAATTGATCGAAGATATCGACGAAGACGAGTTTGCTACAGAAAAAGAAGGTTATGACAAGCATACGATCGATATTCTTCTTGGCGATGATCAGGATATTGTTGGTTTCTGGGGTTATCAGACAGATAATGAGATGTTTGTCGATGATAAGTATGGTAAAGATCTCAAAACCCTTGTAGGTCTGGATCAAAATGATTATGACTACCTCTTGAATGAAACAGAAAATGATAATGAGATAGGAACGATCTACGCCCGGAACAATGAACTGATGGTTGATTTTGAAATTGTAATCCATGATATGCGGGAGGAAGATAAGTAAAGTTAAAGGAGAAAGATATGCGAGACGATAGATATTATTCGTCTGCCAGCATGTCCGATTATATTCGTTGGGTGCTGAAAGATAGACTTAGATTATCAGAAAAAGAAATAAAAGAAAACCTTAATCTTGTATCAGCGCTTGCAGAGGTTGAGTTTATCTGGAAGCACCCAATGGATGAAAATCGTGCAATAGATGGACTTGAGTTGAGGTCCGATTTTGAGTATGAGACTGGAGAGTATCTTGATAAGACCTCTGGTCTCATGCCTCAGTGTACTATATTTGAGATGTTGGCAGCACTGGCGATACGATGTGAGAACCAACTTATGCGTGATCCAATGGTTGGAGACCGGACAAGTAAGTGGTTTTTTGAATTTTTGGACAATTTAGAGGTTTTGGATGGGTCAAGACCTGTAGAAATGGCTTGTGATTTGTTTTTTAAAGGAGAACTTGAACTATTTCCTTTGAAAAATAAGAAAATAAAGCAGAAAAATGAGCAAATTTGGAAGCAATTGATGGCTTATTTGAATGAAAATTATGGTGATGACAGTGAAATGCTATTATTCAGATAGTAAATATGCCCTTAAAACGCCGAATTTGGCCTATTTAAGACGTTTTTGATGTTTGGGGGTACTCCCCCTCTAGGATTTTGTAAAATGGAAATTTGGAGGTTTTTATGAGAAAATTAATATGCGATAAGTGCGGAAAAGAGATAGATACGTCATATATGGATAAATATGATATACATCCGTCAGCTATGTGTAGGATTTTTGATAAAAAGTTGAATGGAACTGGTGGTCCAATAATAGATGAATCTAATGATTTAGAGTATGAATTATGTGAAGATTGTACTAATCAACTTGTTACATTTTTGAAAGGATGAGGCATTTTGTTACGTTTTTGAAACTGTTTTAAGTGTTTCGAAAATAGCTGACGGACGATTTGTTACAAAAAATTTGCACTTTGTTACACTTTTATTTCAAAAACGTAACACGAGTTTTGCTGTCAACCATGCGGGTTTGAGGTGTGCTGTTACACTTGTTACAAATAATATTAGTATACTTATATAGAAAATATATAAATATATAAAAAGTTTTTTTGGTCAATTTTTTTGTTTTTGTGTCACTAGGAGGTATTTTTGGTATGGACTTTTTTACTATAAAACATAAACCGACCAAAAATGGATTTGATATCTATCCAAGTTTTAGAACTGGAGGAGTTAAAGATATCATGGTTCGAGGTAAAACCTTCTATGCAATTTGGGACGAAGAAAATAAAATATGGTCAACTGAAGAAAGAGATGTTGTTAGATTAGTTGATAATGAATTAAAGAAGGCGTATTTGGAAGAGCGAGAAAAAAATCCAGATAAGATTGTTGGCGTTAAGTATATGGATGATTATTCGTCTGGCAGTTATAAAGAGTTTAAGAAATTTCTTAAAGATATTTATGATGATTATAAACCGTTGGACAATAAGCTTACGTTTGCAAGCGATGAAATAAAAAGAAGTGATTATTCATCGAAACGTCTTCCTTATGATTTATCAGATGAATCTTGCGAAGCATGGGACGAACTTGTGGAAACATTATATTCTCCAGTTGAACGAGAGAAGTTTGAATGGGCAATTGGATCTATAATTGCAGGAGACTCTGTTAATATTCAGAAGTTTTTTGTATTTTATGGAGATCCTGGTTCTGGTAAGTCCACGATTCTTGGTATTATAGAAAAATTGTTTGATGGGTATACGGCAACATTCGAGGCAAAAGAATTAGTCGGACGAAATAACAGTTTTTCACTTGAACAATTTAATAAGAATCCTTTAGTTGCTATACAACATGATGGCGATCTTAGTAAAATAGATGATAACTCTAAACTTAATTCATTAATATCTCATGAAATAATGAATGTTAATGAAAAGTATAAGAGTCAGTATTCTATGAAATTTAGAAGCATATTATTTATGGCGACAAATAAACCGGTTAAGGTAACAGATGCTAAAGCTGGAATATTAAGGAGACTTGTGGACATCCATCCAACAGGTAATACAATACCAATCAAGAGATATGAAGTATTAAAATCTAAAATAAATTTTGAATTAGGATCAATAGCAAAACATTGTTTGGATCTTTATAAAAAACTCGGAAAGAATTATTATAATAATTATAAACCTTTCGAAATGATTCAAAAGACAGATGTATTTTACAATTTTGTTGAAGATTGTTTTGATACATTCTTTGATCAAGACTCCACAACCCTTAAGGCTGCTTATGCATTATACAAGATTTATTATGAAGAAAGCGGTCTTGAGTATAAGATGCCAATGTATAAGTTCAGAGAAGAATTAAAAGATTACTTCAAAGAATATTATGATGTAACAAGAGTTGATGGTAAGCAGGTTAGAAGTTATTATAAAGGATTCTTGTCTGAGAAGTTCATAAAGGTTAATGATCTTGTAGCAGATCCTGAGAAACCATATTCTTTGATATTGGAAAATATTCCATCATTGTTGGATGAAGAATTAAAAGATTGTCCAGCCCAATATGCAAATGAGAAGGAAACACCTAGTAAGAAATGGAATGATGTCCGTACGCATCTGTCAGACATCGATACAAGTAGAATACATTATGTAATGTGTCCAGAGAATTATATTTGTATTGATTTTGATTTAAAGGATGACGACGGCAATAAAAGTTTTGAAAGGAATTTGGAGGCGGCTAGTAAATGGCCTGCAACATATGCAGAAGTAAGTAAAGGTGGTAATGGTATACATCTCCATTATATTTATGATGGAGATGCAAGTAAGTTGGCAAGATTGTATTCAGAAGGAATAGAAATAAAAGTATTTAATGGAAATTCTTCTTTGAGAAGAAAACTTACAGCATGTAATAATATACCTATAGCTCACATAAGTTCTGGTCTGCCTCTTAAGGAGGAGAAAATGGTTAACTTTGACGCAATAAAAAGTGAGAAAGGATTGCGTACACTCATAGAAAGGAATCTTAGGAAAGAAATACATATAGGAACTAAACCATCTATTGACTTTATTTATAAAATATTGGAAGACGCATATTCTTCTGGTATGAAATTTGATATGACAGATTTGCGACCTAAAGTTATGGCATTTGCAAATAATAGTTCACATCAAGCAGAATATTGTATCAAGATGGTTAATAAGATGAAATTTAAGTCTGATGAAAATAGTGAAGGTGAAGAAAGGTATTTATCGGACGATCTTATATTCTATGACGTGGAAGTATTCCCGAATTTATTTGTTGTAGTATGGAAGAAGCGTGGATCTAAGAAATGTGTCAAAATGATAAATCCCACTCCAGAACAGATAGAGGATTTATTAAGACATAAACTCATAGGATTTAACTGTAGAAGATATGATAATCATATTATGTATGCTCGAATGATGGGTTATACAAATGAACAGTTATATCAGTTGAGTCAGAGAATAATAAACAAGAGTAAGAATTGTTTCTTTGGAGCCGCGTATAATTTATCTTATACAGATATTTATGACTTCATGTCTGCAATGAATAAGATGGGTTTAAAGAAATGGGAGATCAAGTTAGATATCCATCATCAGGAATGTCCTCTTCCATGGGATGAACCAGTTCCTGAAGGCAAATGGGACATGGTTGCCGATTATTGTGAGAATGATGTTATATCTACAGAGAAAACATTTGAAGCTGTTCAAGGTGATTGGGTTGCGAGACAAATATTGGCAGAAATCTCTGGACTGACCGTTAATGATACAACCAATAATCACTCTACAAGAATTATATTTGGTTTTGATCAGCATCCCCAAGATCAGTTTGTCTATACAGATCTTAGTAAGATGTTTCCTGGATATACATTTGATCATGGTGTATCGATGTATAGAGGAATTGAAGTTGGTGAAGGAGGATTTGTCTATGCGGAGCCAGGAATATATCACAATATTGCGTTGCTCGACATCGCAAGTATGCATCCCACCTCGATCGAACAACTTAATCTTTTCGGAGACAAATATACAAAAGTCTTTAGCGAAATTAAACAAGCAAGGCTCTGTATCAAACACAAAGATATGGATGGACTCAGCAAAGTTCTCGACGGGAAGCTTGTCAAATATGTCGATAGTAAAGATTTCAATCTAAAGGATTTAAGTAATGCATTGAAGACAGTTATCAATTCAGTATATGGATTGACATCAGCAAAGTTTGAGAATAAGTTTAGAGATCCAAGAAATATTGATAACATAGTTGCTAAGCGTGGAGCATTATTTATGGTTGATTTGTTGAATGCTGTGCAAGAGAAAGGATATACAGTAGCACATATCAAGACAGATTCAATTAAGATACCAGATGCAGATGATAAGATAATTAAATTCGTAATGGACTTCGGTAAGAAGTATGGTTATGAGTTTGAGCATGAAGCAACTTATGAGAAGATGTGCCTTGTAAATGACGCGGTTTATATTGCAAAGTATGCAGATGGTGAACACGAGTTTGAGATTCCGACAACTGGCGAGAAGATAAAGACACCATGGACAGCGACCGGAGCGGAGTTCGCAGTTCCTTATGTATTTAAGACGTTGTTTGCGAAAGCAAAGATTGGGTTTAGAGATCTTTGCGTAACAAAATCAGTTAATACAACATTATATTTGGATATGAATGAAGATTTGGAAGACGTGTCTGAATATGAAAAGGATCTGAAGAAGCTTAGAAAGGAAGAAGACGTAAGTCCGATGCGAATTGCAGAATTAGAAGGTGTAATATCCCAAGGCCACAATTATATTTTTGTTGGTAAGATAGGTCAGTTTTGCCCAATACTTCCCGGATGTGGTGGTGGAGAACTCGTATCGCTCAGAGGTGAAACAGATTATTATGCTGTACAAGGAACAAAAGGATATAGATTCTTGGAATCTGAAATGGTTAAGAATTTAGGTAAAGAGAAAGATATAAACGAATCATATTTCTTAGAATTAGCAAATGATGCTATAAATCATATTGCAGAATTTGGAGATTATGATGAGTTTGTAGGATAAGGAGAGAAAAAATGGATAGAAGATATGAACCTGTAACGATTAAAGATGCTCAGTTGTTTAAAACTAATTTTTCAGGAAAGGAAATACCGCCGTATAATCCAGAAGGCAGAAGAAACTTCTGTGTATTCATTCCTGATTTAAAAGCTGCAAAAGATATGGAAGCTGATGGATGGAATATTAGGTGGTTGAAGCCTAGACAGGAAGGCGATGAAGAAAAGGCATTCGTCAGCGTTGCAGTAAACTTTTCAAAGAAGCCACCAAAGATTATATTAAGAACGAGCAGAGGTGATACACGACTTGAAGAAGAAGAAGTTGGTATGCTTGATTGGGCTGAGAAAGAACGTGTTGATCTTACTATAAATCCTAGACCTTGGGATGATAATGGTAGACATAGAATAAAAGCATATCTTAGAACCATGCTTGTTCAAATATATGAAGACGAACTTGAGCTTGAAATTGATGAGAGATATAAAAATGCTCCTGCTGGTGCCATGGATGCAGTAACAGAGGAAATACCGTTTGATGAACTTTGATGCTCATCAAAGAGAAGCGGTTAAGAAATTAAAGTCAGGGTCAGTTCTTGTTGGTGGAACTGGCTCTGGCAAATCTAGAACTGCTTTAGTATATTTCTTTAGTAAAGAGTGTGGCGGAAAAATAGTTGATCGCTTCGAAGAGGTTAAAAAACATATTCCACTTTATATTATTACAACAGCTGCAAAAAGGGATAAAAAAGAATGGGAAGAAGAATTAAGTGAGTTTCCGATTTCCGATTTTCATATTGACTCTTGGAATAACATAAAGAAGTATGTTGATGTTGAAGATGCATTTTTTATTTTTGATGAACAAAGAGTTGTTGGATCTGGAGCATGGTCAAAATCATTTATTAAAATTACAAAAAAGAATCATTGGATATTATTAAGTGCAACTCCTGGCGATACATGGGTTGATTATATTCCAGTTTTTGTTGCTAATGGATATTACAAAAATAGAACAGCTTTTTTAAGAAGACATGTTGTATTTTCCAGATACACAAAATATCCAAAGATAGAAAAGTATGTCGAAGAAAATCATTTGAAAAAAATAAAATCTGAAGTGTTGGTTAATATGGATATAGAAAGGAAGACCATAGCACATCGTCTTGATATACTTTGTGAATATGATAAAGACTTGTATAAAAAAATATCCGATGATCGATGGGATCCATTTGATCAACAGCCAATAGAAAATGCAGCTCAATTTATACAGCTTCAGAGAAAAGTAGTTAATGGTGACGATAGCAAACTTATCAAACTTAATCTATTATATTCTGTTCATAATAAATTAATAGTTTTTTACAACTACAACTATGAGCGAGATATGATACTTGATTTTATTAATGAGTATAAAATTCCTTTTGGGGAATTGAATGGTCATCATCACACCCCGATTCCGAAAACTGAAAAATGGATTTACCTCGTTCAGTATAATTCTGGTTCGGAAGGATGGAATTGTATAGAGACTGATGTTGTTATATTTTTTAGTTTAAGTTATTCATACAGGATGATGCATCAAGCAGCTGGAAGAATAGATAGAAGAAATACACCCTTTACAGATTTGTATTACTATTACTTGTATACGGACTCATCAATTGATAAGGCAATATGGAAATGTCTTAAGAAGAAAAAAGATTTTAATGAAAAAAAATATTATGAAAAAATGACTTCGTAATCGTTACAACCCCTCTAATAGAGGAGAAGAGATATAAATGGCGAAAATCCATTACATCTCTTCTTGACGTTTGAAAGGACAACTATGGTTAACGAAAATAAATTTCAAGCAGAAGTGATAAGAGATTTGAAACGTGAGTTTCCAGGATGTATTGTTTTAAAAAATGATCCCAATTATATTCAGGGTATTCCAGATCTTTTAGTTTTGTTTAAAAACAAATGGGCTGCTCTTGAAGTTAAGAGATCGAAAGGTGGATCTCACAGACCAAATCAGGACTATTATATTTCGTTGATGAATAAAATGTCCTACGCGAAGTTCATTTATCCGGAAAATAAAGAGGAGGTTTTTGATGAACTTCAACAGTCATTCAGATTTAGAAGGACTTCACGCGTTTCTCGGCGGTAGCAATTATCATTGGATAAATTATGATGAGGATAAACTGTTTAACTCATATTCCAATTATTTAGCAGCATTAAAAGGAACGCAACTTCATGAATTTGCTAGGACTTGTATACAGATGAAACAACGTTTGGAAGATATACCAAAAACATTGAATATGTATGTTAATGATGCAATAGGATTTAACATGCGTCCAGAGCAAATGTTATATTATTCAGAATATTGCTTTGGTTGTGCAGATGCTATATCTTTTAAACACAATATGTTGAGAATCCATGATTTAAAAACCGGCAAAGGTCCGACACATATGGAACAGCTCGAAATATATGCAGCCATATTCTGTTTGGAATACGATGTCGACGTATCAGATATTGATATCGAATTGAGGATATACCAAAACGACAAGGTACGAGTCCACATTCCAGAAATAACAGAAATAGTTCCAATTATGGATAAAATAGTGACTAGCGACCGATTGATTAAAGAATGGGAGAACGGTTATTATGAGTGATAAGGTATTTTTAGCACATACTGGAACACCACAGATGTTCGACTTTGATCCTAACGGGTCTGGAAGATATAGACAAGGATCGGGTGACAATCCCCATCAACATGGTTTTGATTTCTTGTATGAAGTTGAAAAAATGAGAGCTTCTGGAAAATATAAGAACAATACAGAAATAGCAAGAGCTATGGGATATTCAACAGGCGAATGGCGTGCAAAAATGACTAATGCTAAAGCTGAAAAATATGCTTATGATGCAGCTAGAGCATATCATATGCGATATGAAAGACAAATGTCAAATACTGCGATTGCTAAAGAACTTGGTGTATCTGAAGGTACCGTTAGAAATATGTTGAAAAATCCTGAAAAAATGAGAGATAAAGAACTTGAATCCACAGCCGATGTGTTAAAAGATGCAGTAAAAAATAAAACATATGTGGATGTTGGTGAAGGTGTTGAAAGAAGTTTAGGAATACCGAGAACAAAAATGGATGCGGCTCTTCAGAAACTTAAAGATGAAGGATATGTAGTAAAACCGATCCAAGTGTCACAAATAAATTCTAAGTCTGGTCAGAAAACAACAGTTTTGGTTTTGGCTCCAGAAGGTACAACCGGTCGAGAACTATATTTGAATATGGATAAAATATCTTTGATTAATGAGTATCATTCTGATGATCTGGGATTAACATATGGAAATATAGAGAAGCCGGTGTCTGTAAGTTCGAAAAGAATAGAAATAAATTATGCAGATAAAGAAGGATACCAACCAAAAGATGGTGTTATTGAATTAAGGCCCGGTGTTGATGATATATCTTTAGGAGGATCAAAATATGCGCAAGTAAGAATAGCAGTTGATGATAAATATTATCTCAAAGGTATGGCTATATATTCTAATGACTTACCTGATGGAGTAGATATTCGATTCAACACAAATAAACCAGAAGGGACATCAATGGATAAAGTATTTAAAGAAATGAAAACTGTTGATGGAGAAAAAGGATCTGAAATAGATTGGGATAATCCTTTTGGCGCAACAATAAAAGCTGGTGGTCAGTCTCATTACATAGATAAAAATGGTGAGAAGAAATTATCAGCAATAAATAAAGTTAATGAAGAAGGCGATTGGGGAAATTGGGATAGAACATTAGCGTCGCAGTTTTTATCTAAACAAGATTTAACCTTGGCTAAAAGGCAATTAAACATTACATACTTAAATAAGTTGGATGAGTATGAAGATATCATGAGTCAAAAAAACCCAACGATAAGACAAAAAATGTTACAGTCATTTGCCGACGATTGTGATGCGTCAGCTGTAGAATTAAAAGCAGCGGCTATGCCAAGACAAGCGACACAAGTATTGCTTCCATTGAATAGCATAAAAGAAAATGAAATCTATGCGCCCAATTTTAAAAATGGAGAGCATGTTTGTCTTGTTCGTTATCCACATTCTGGTCCTTCGGAAATACCCGATTTAGTTGTGAATAATAAAAACAAAGAAGCCATATCCATATTTGGTAAATCACCAAAAGATTGTGTTGTAATAAATCCAAGAGTTGCAAATAAATTATCAGGTGCTGACTTTGATGGCGACAGCGTTGTCGTTATACCTAACAAAGGCGGAAAGACAATAAACACACAACCAACTCTTAGAGATCCAGCTAATCCTTTGAAGACGCTTCAAGACTTTGATCCAAAAATATCTTATCCTGGATATGAAGGAATGAAAGTCATGAAAGAATCTCGTAAAGGTACAGAAATGGGTATGGTTGCCAATCTAATAACTGATATGACACTTAAAGGGTGTAATAATGAAGAATTAGCGAGAGCTATAAAACACTCGATGGTTGTCATCGATGCTCCAAAACATAAATTAGATTGGAAAAGATCGGAAAAAGAAAATGGAATAAAAGAATTAAAAGAAAAATATCAAGGCGGATCGAGAGGTGGTGCATCTACTCTTATCTCTAGATCTAAAAGTCAAGCTCATGTACCCGAAAGAAGATTATATGTAAAAACAGATCCTGAGACTGGGGAAAAGATTTATGATGAAACAGGGAATACATATACTAAAACTTGGGTGTTGAAAGATGGTACTGTTAGAACTAAAGAAATTTCTCGTAAAACAAAAAGCACAAAAATGGCAGAGGCGAGCGATGCTTTTTCTTTAGCTTCAGATCCAAATAATCCGTTACCTATGGAAAAGGTTTATGCAACATATGCCAATCAAATGAAATCTTTAGGAAATAAAGCAAGATTGTCAGCGTCAAAGATAAAAGCAGAGCCGGTATCTAGCACAGCAAAAACGGCTTATGCTAATGAAGTTAAATCTTTGGATGATAAGTTGAATAAAGCTTTATCTAATGCTCCGTATGAAAGACAAGCTCAAATGGCGGCTAATGTTGTTTTGAAATCCAAAGTGGATAGTAATCCTAATATGACAGAAGGAGAAAAAAGAAAAAAAGGACAACAGGCTTTGAATTCAGCAAGAGCGAGAGTTATTCCTGGTGGAAAAAAACAGAGAATAGTACTAACTGAAAAAGAGATGGAAGCAATAAATGCAGGTGCTGTCAATTCTACTAAATTAAAGAGTATATTAAACAACACTGATATGGATAGTCTTAAGCAGATTACAACACCGACTAAGCAGACGAAATTAACAGACTCAAAGATTGCAAGAGCAAAGGCTATGCTGGCTTCCGGATACTATACCCAGGCAGAAGTTGCTGAGATGTTTGACGTGTCACCTACAACTTTAAGAAAGTATCTTGATTGATTGTTTAATTTAGTTTGAAAGGAGAGCGAGTAATGGCAAAGGATGTGTTTATTACCACACATGATAACCCCTACGACTACTTTAAACAATTTGATCAGTGGTTAAACTTTGATAAACAAAAAGGATACCACACCCTAGAGTATGTAGGGAGACTAGCCCGGTTATCTAATGATCTAAGTGATGAAGAAGAACGTCTTGAGTTGGAAAGTGTGTTCGATTCAATGATTGAGTGGAATGGGGACTTCTATAAGAAGATCTATAGTTCTTAATACTATAGAACAGAGGGGTACTAACTACTACCCCCCCCCTCCCCCCGGGGGTGCGTGTGTTAACGGTCAGATTCGTTAAAGATTTTAAATGAAAACTAATGGAAACATAATTATTAAACGTTAAAAAGTCTTGAAGTATAAGAAAGTACTCTTGTACTATGATGAATTCATATAATGTTGATTCTTTTGGAGTATGTGAATTAAGTTTAAATTAATATTAACGAGTTTAAATAGAAGATTGCAAAACTAATAGGGCGCTACTTATGATAGTTTGTTTTTAATTTAATGATTTTAATCAAGTTAATATTAAATGATTTAAATTAGATGTTTTTTTATTTGAAATAGTTTAAACAATTTTAAAACAAAATCGTTTTAAGTATTTAAAAGTTATTAGAAGATTGTACCTTTTTAAATTTCTAATACTTTAAAATAATCAAAGCATTTTGTAGACACATATAAACTATATGAGATGTAAATTATCAATTAACTAATATTAAATCAATAATTTAAAAACTAGCTAATTAAATCAATAATTTAAAAACTAGCTAATTTAATCATAATTGTTGTGTAAATAAAAACAAATTAAACAACTTTAAATAAATTAATTAAAGTTACTTTGGATTTCTAAGTTTTTATTTAAACATTAATTAAAGAGCAATTCAAATGAAGTATTAATGTAAACAAATTTATAAAGATTGTCAAATTTTATTAAATAATTTTATAAAGTTTATTAAGATTAAAAACAATTTTTTCTAATAAATTTAATTTTATAAAATTATTTAATAAGTTTTGTACAGATTTGCAATCATGGATACGCTTGGTCTCACAAAAGTGATACCGGAGGGGGGTCCGAAAAATTTACACCCCCTCCCAGATCGGGCGGCTCCTAAAAATTTCTCCGCGGGAATTTTTGGCAGGAAGTCTATTATATTTTTCGTACCCGTTACCGGGGGAATGAGTTGATTGAGGCCTTTTCGCATTGGTGAGTGCGCTCCTTTTAGGTCTTGAAACAATACTTATTCCCTGGGTAACTGGTATGAAAGATACCAGAAGTGGTTAAAAAGGAGGATAAAGATGTACGTAACTCACAAGAACACTAGCAAATCATCACTGAAATATTACATCGGGGGTGATGGCTAATGCCTAAAACAACTGACAGTAAGAAAAAATCATCTTCACATGCAACAATGTCTCCAGAGGCATACGAAAATAGGCTAATCAGCAAAGCCTATAAAGCTGTAGAGAAAAGAATTGATTCTGGAGAAGCAACAGCAGCAGAATTAGTCCATTTTTTAAGACAAGGATCCATCCGTGAGCAGTTGGAATTGGAAAAGATGAAAAAAGAGAACGAACTCCTAAAGGCCAAGACAGAATCAATAGCTTCACAGAAAGAAGTTAAGGAGTTATATGCAGAAGCGATAAGCGCTTTCAGAAAATATTCAGGAATTCCAACCATGGACGAAGAAGACATTGATGATTAAGACCTATAGTGAACTTATAGGTATAGAATCCTTCAGAGATAGATATTTATATCTAAAACTTCACGGACAAGTAGGTGAAGAAACGTTCGGGATAGAGCGCTGGGTAAATCAGCAGCTATACAAGTCTCAAAGATGGAGGCGATTGAGATCGCAGATAATAATAAGAGATAATGGATGTGATCTAGGAGTAGATGGTCGAGAACTTGAGAATTATATTGTGATACATCATATGAATCCCATCACCCTAGAAGACATTGAAGAAGATAGAGACGAAATTTATGATCCCGAGAACCTAATATGCTGCTCTTCAAGAACTCATCAAGCTATACACTTTGGTGACGAGAATCTCCTCCCAAGAGATTTCACACCTCGTACGCCTGGTGATACTTGCTTATGGAGATGATTTTTGTGGAGAGACGCCAATAAGTAAAGAGTAGAGGTGCCTACTCTTCCTACCGAAAAGGACGGTAAATAAATTCGTGCGGGCACTATTATATTAAGAGGAGAAAAGAAAAATGGCCAGAAGAAGTTATGATCGTATGTACAAAATGTATGATGAAAAAGAAGAAAAGACGATCGAACCTGTAAAGGTTGAAGAAGACTCCCTGCCCGAGGTTAGAGAGGCAGAGAAGAAGACGAATTATACCGGTAAAGTTATCGGAGGCCTCAACTTGAATGTGAGGAAAGAGCCTAAGGCGAATGCGGAAGTAATAGACACTGTAAGAGACGGAGCATCAGTGGTTATTACCGAGGAAGTAAACGACGAGTGGTATCATATAGCTTCTCCGAACGGTTATGTGATGAAACGCTTTGTCAAAATTTAAGAGGACTCGAAAATGAACAATAATATTCTCGCTTCAGTAAAGAAGATTTGTAGCATTGCAGAACCTGATACAAGTTTTGACGATGAGTTGATCATGTATACAAATACTGCGTTGATGGAAGTTATGCAAGAATGGCATGGCATGGATCATGCATTCAGATTGGAAGATGGTACCGAAACCTGGGATCAATTACTAGGCGAGGATACAGATTACGAAGGTGTTAAAGAACTTGTCGGACTTAAAGTCAGATTAATGTTCGATACACCTACAAGTGGTTCAGTTATGCAAGCCATTCAGGATCAGATTAAAAATCTGGAATGGAGATTGTATTTCTGGAAGGATTTAAACAGAATAGACGAGGAGAAAGGTTAATGTTTATACAAGCAAATCCAAATCCAGAAAAGAAGTTAGTTGGCGATTGTGTTATACGTGCAATTGCTATTCTTCTTGACCGAACTTGGGAAGAAGTATACGAGGATATATGCGTTTTAGGACGTGATATGTATGACATGCCCTCGTCTAATGAGGTTTGGTCCGAGTATTTGTATCAGCAAGGATACACAAGAAAAGTTATACCAGACACGTGTCCGGCGTGTTACACAGTTAGAAGATTTTGTGAAGATCATAGGTTTGGTGAATATCTTCTTGCTACCGGAACACATGTTGTTACCGTGCTAGACGGTAATTATTACGACACATGGGATAGCGGAAACGAGATCCCTATTTACTACTTCAAAAGGAGGAAGAGGTAATGTTCTCACCGAACAATGGTCAAATGAACATTCAGCAAGGACAGATACAACAGACCTTTTTCGTAAACCTCAACGGCGGCGGAAAGCCATCTGCTGTGAATTATCCGGTGGCCGCCGGGTACGAAGTGTTCTTACTGGATGAGGAATCAAAGACGTTTTTTATCAAGAAGAATAATGGCGTGGGTATAACTCTTAGAGAGTTTAAGTATGAGGAAGTTGCACAAGAATCAACACCTCAGAACATGCCATCTAATTTCGACTCTTCAAAATATGCAACAAAAGAGGATCTAAATATGATACTCGAAGAGTTGAAGAAGATGCGGGGCGGAAAAGAACGCGATAGAGGACGTCGTTACGAAAATGGAAGAAACAGGAGGAACCGAAATGATAAGCCCTACAATGATGAATAATCAGGCAAACATGTTTAGACAGAATCCTCTCGGTTTCCTTCTTCAACACAACATAAATATCCCTAATGAGTATGCTAACAATCCTCAAGGTGCCGTTCAGTATCTCATGAATACGGGACGTATGTCACAACAGACATTTGAAAACCTTAGGAATAGAGCATCTCAGATGGGTATGCCTATTTGATAAGGAGATAAAAATTATGTCATTAATTGGTAACGAAGGAAACGGTATGTATATGCCGGTAGCTCCTGCTTATGCAGGTGGTGGATATGGTAACTGTGGTTTTGGTTGTGGCGACGGATGGTGGGTGATCCTGTTCCTGTTCGCTCTTATGGGCAACAACGGCTTTGGCGGTTGGGGCGGAAACAATGAAGTACTTCCCTATCTCTGGAACCAGAACACAAGCGATGCTGTCAATAGTAGATTCGATGCAGCTGGCCTCTCAAATCAGATATCCGGAGTCCAGAACGCAATTGCTGCAGGATTTGCTGATGCTGAAGTTGCAAACTGTGGTAGGGCTATGAACGCTATGCAGACAGCTCATCAGGCTGAGATCACGAACCTTCAGCAGAGTTTCGCTGTTCAGACTCAGCTTTCACAGTGCTGCTGTGAGAATCGTCAGGCTATTGCACAGCTTGGTGCGGATATTGCTAGAGAGAATTGTGCTGATCGTCAGGCAGTTGCTGATGGTGTTCAGAGAATTCTTGATCAGATGTGTCAGGATAAGATCGATTCTAAGAACGAGAAGATTGTTGAACTTCAGAATCAGATCAATATTGCAAACCTCAGGGCGTCTCAGATTGATCAGACAGCTCAGATCCTTGCTGACAATGCTAAGCAGACAGTTGCTCTTGAGCAGTATCTGAATCCTACTCCTATTCCTGCATATGTAGTGCAGAATCCTAACTGCTGCCAGCAGAATAATGGCTGTGGATGTCAGGGATTTTATAACTAATTAGGAGGTAGAGACCATGGCAGAATATGTAACAACGACTGATCAGAATGTGGCATTAGGAAATCCCATTCCGTTCAATAGTGTTTCTATCCCTTGCAATACTGGAAGTGTCGTTCCTGTTGCACCTGGGATTCTTAATCTGAAGGGCAATACCTCTAACCGATTTGCAAGATATGAAGTTACATTACAGGGAAACATCGAAGTACCTACAGGTGGAGCAGTGACTCCTATAGCTTTGGCTATTACTGTTAATGGGGTTGTGGTTCCCGAAAGTGTAGCTATCTTCACTCCTCAGGCTGTCAGTGAGTATGGTCATATTCATACAACAGCAACAATTACTGTACCTTGTGGATGCTGCTTGACTGTATCTGGTGCTTATGTAGATGGCACAGAAGATGATGCAGCAGTAACACCTACACCGTCAATCACAGTTAGAAGAAATGCTTCTATCTCTGTAAAGAGAGTAGCATAGAGAGGAGGAAGAACATATGGATTGCATGGATATTTTATATGAACTTAAGGACCTCCTTTGCGAGGAACTTGAACGCATTAACAAGAAGCATGACATCGGTAATATGGCAGAACTTGAAGTTGCTTACAAGGCTGTCGATATTATCAAAGACATCACTACTATCGAAGCTATGGAAGAAGCTGATTTCAATGATTATAGCTATGATGATATGTCATATGCTAGGAATCGTGATTCCCGTGGCAGATATAGTAGCAGAAGAGGACGTGGACGCAGGTCTTATGACAATGCAGATCGCATGATGGTCATGAATAGAGGCTACAGCGGAGACGAGACCAAAGAAGAGATGATGCACAAGATCGATGAGCTTCAGAGAAAAGTGCAGATGATGTAAAGACTTCAAAATGAGTAGTTAAACTCAGTATGGTAGTGGTGGAATAGGTAGACACAATAGTGCAGGTATTTTGGATGCTACATAGTGCCTGTTGCAAAAAAAAACTAACAAGCATCATGCGAGGTGCAAATCCTTGCCTACCATATTACGAAAGGAGAAACTCACATGTCATTATCTAATACCGCAGTTCCTATCTACTACGGTGAATTCCGTAATGCGGTTATACAAGGCAAAATACCTGTTAATCGTGAAGTAGCTATGGAAATGAACCGGATAGATAATTTGATAGCAGATAGGAACATTTATTACGACGACGAAGCAATAAACGGTTGGATCGCTTATTGTGAAGACGAATTAACACTTACTGATGGAAGTCCGCTCCATCTTCTCCCATCATTCAAACTTTGGGGCGAACAGATTTTTGGTTGGTATTACTTTACCGAAAGGTCGATATATGAACCAAATAAATCTGGTCATGGCGGACATTATGTAAATAGGACTATAAAAAAGAGGCTGACAAAAAAGCAGTATTTGATAGTTGCCAGAGGTGCGGCTAAATCAATGTATGCTTCCACTATACAAAATTATTTCCTTAATATAGATCCTGATACGACGCATCAGATAACAACCGCCCCTACAATGAAACAGGCAGATGAGGTAATGTCACCTATTAGAACTTCGATAGTTCGAGCAAGAGGACCTCTGTTCAAGTTTCTTACGGAAGGATCGATACAGAATACAACAGGATCAAAAGCAGATCGGGTTAAGCTGGCATCGACAAAGGAAGGCATAAGAAACTTTTTAACAGAATCACTTTTAGAAGTTCGACCAATGACGGTTGATAAGTTGCAAGGCTTGAGATGTAAAATTGCAACCGTTGACGAATGGCTTTCTGGTGATATCAGAGAAGACGTTATAGGCGCGATTGAACAGGGTGCTTCGAAACTTGATGACTACTTAATTGTGGCAATGAGTTCAGAGGGAACTGTTCGAAATGGTGCCGGTGATACAATTAAGATGGAGCTTATGGATATTCTTAAAGGTGAATTTGAGGCTCCTCAAGTATCTATCTGGTATTATAAGCTTGATGATATACAAGAAGTGCTTAAACCAGAGATGTGGGTTAAAGCAAATCCCAATCTTGGTAAAACAGTTCAGTATGAAGTTTATCATGAGGATGTAGAAAGGGCAGAGAAGGCACCCGCAACGAGAAACGACATACTTGCAAAGAGATTTGGTATTCCAATGGAAGGTTATACCTACTTCTTTACTTATGAGGAGACACTTCCGCATAAGAGGAGGAGTTATTGGAATATGCCATGTGCTCTTGGTGCAGATTTGTCACAGGGTGATGACTTCTGTGCATTTACTTTCCTGTTCCCGCTTAAGAATGAAGCGTTTGGTATAAAGACAAGAAGTTACATATCTTCAAAAACTTTGTATAAACTTCCTAGAAGTATGCGTGAGAAGTACGAAGATTTTATAGCCGAAGGAAGTTTGTGTGTGTTGGAAGGTGTCACATTGGAAATGGATCAAGTTTATGATGATTTGGATAATCACATAAATGAGAACAATTACGATGTGCTTTGTTTAGGATATGACCCTTACAACGCTAAAGATTTTGTTAACAGATGGGAAATAGACCACTCTGATTACAATATATTTAAAGTTATACAGGGTGCTCGAACTGAGTCAGTTCCTTTAGGCGAGCTTAAGAAACTTTCCGAAGAAAGGTTACTTTTATTTGATGAGGAATTGATGTCATTTGCGATGGGTAACTGTATAACTCTTGAAGACACTAATGGTAATCGCAAGCTCTACAAGAAGCGGTATGAGGAAAAGATCGATAATGTCGCTGCTATGATGGATGCTTACGTAGCTTACAAACTAGCAAAGGATGATTTCGAATGAATATATGTGAGAAAATGGGATCATTCGAAAATGAAAAAAAAGGAGGCAAACTATGTATTATGACGGTGTAATATTAAAACCAGATCTTGACAAGGTTTTAGAACATGTTGGAATTAAGGGGATGGAATGGAAAAATCATAAGTATATTAGAAAACTTAATGGCACTTATTATTATCCAGAAAATTCCGGATCTGGTAAGAATAGATCTACGTATGGTGAGTATTCAAAAGATGATCCAGATTTTGATGAAAAGAATTTTTCAGAAAAGAATAGATTAGGTGATACCGATTTCTATGGATTTACAAAACCTGATGGAACAGTTGTAATACTTGAAGAAGATATGAAGTGGACTCTTCCAAAAGGTACAAAAATTGATGCCAATCTTATAAGTAGACTTGAAAAATTTGATAAGCAAGTTGAAACGATAAGAGAAAAGGGTGAGAAATTTACGGCAGATGATTGGAATAAATTAGCAAAGAAAGCTATTGATGGAAAGCGATAAAGATATTAATAATCTTGCTAAAGAGGTAATTCAAAAGAATTCTTTCGGTGTTGGAAAACAAAGAAAGGAGCTTCTTGGAGAGAATTACGACGCTGTTCAAAAGAAGGTTAATGAATTAATGAGAGGTTCAAAATCATCTTCTTCGAGTAAATCAAAATCTGAAAAGAAAACAAAAGAATCAGATTATGAAGTAAAGGAAGGAAACAACCACTACAAATATAAAGTAAAGAAGAGGTGATCACTATGTCAGGAGATATTGCAAACTTGACGTTTCAACTTATCATCCAGGCAATCTGTGTGTTGATTATCATTTATGAAGTTTATAGTAAAATTAAAGCAATAAAAAAGGAATCGGATGATGAACATGAATGGAAGATGAGAGTTAAAAAAGCCGTTGAAGCAATAGAGGCCAAAGAAAAACTTTGGGATGAAGGACTAGCTGATTTAGACCGAATGCGGGAAAAAATGAGCAGAGATTTCAACAAACGCTTGGATGATATTGAGAATAAAATGGAGGTAAACCATTCAGATACAGAAGCAAAGATTCAGGAGATCCGGGCCGAACAAGAATTCTCAATAGAGATATTTAGAGTAATTTTACAAGGGATCGGTCAGTTAGGCGGAAATGGGCCCGTTACAAAAATGGAGGAGCGTTTAGACGCATATTTAAACAAAGCAGCACATGAATAAAAGGAGATAAATCACCATGAATCCAAAATACTTTAAGGATAAGATATACACGGAACTAAATGCATCTTGCGATTATATGAAGAAAGCAATAGATTCTATGAAATCTTATCCCAAATGGTCGTATACTTTTAAAGTAATGTCAGATGAAAGATATGCTCATGCTGAACAGTTATATAAAATGTTCATGGAGTTCTATCTAGATTCGAAGGACCAGGAAGTGTATTTGAATTCTATAAGAGATGCTATAGTCGAAATGTTGACATCACAAACCAGGTTAATTGATGGTTATAGAGCAACGTATGATTTAATTAATAGTTCTTCAGAATTAGAGGAGACGGTCGATGGATGAAATTAAGTTATATGAATATGAAAATTCTAAACCAGAATTAGAATATTATATTCAACATTACAATCACAATCATGATCCGCGTAATGGTCAGTTTACAACAGGATCAAGCGTCGGTGGTTTATCCACTAGAAAAAGAAAAAAAATGGAAGATAAAAAAGCTAAACAAAAGAAAAAAGAGTCAAAAACAACCAAGACAAAAGAACAGGCTTTGGAAGACAGAGACTTGCAATATATAAAAGAGCATGTTGATGACTTTTCTACAAAAGAGCTGAATGATTTGTTAAATCGAATAAACACAGAATCTCGACTTAATGATATGGCTGCTAAAGAATCTTCCAAAAATAAAAGTAAAATAAAAAAGATTATATCAAGTCCAGCGTTCAAATTAACAGCGGCTTTGGCTTTATCCGGTCTTAGTTATGCTTCTTATAATGCTTATAAAGGGGCAACAGCGCCAACTCCAAGATTGACGGATAAATCAAATCCCTATCGTAATCAATTTATTAAGGATATTGGAACTGGAATAGGAAAAGGAGTTGAACGTAAGATTAAGAAAAAAGCCGGAATAGGAAAATAAGGAGCGAATTATGAGTTTAGGCGAAAGACTTAAACATGGTTGGAATGCATTTATGAATCCGCTGGAATCTTATCGCTATGATTATGGACGTTCTTCTTATATAAATCCAACGCGAGTGAGAATGACAACCGGTAATGAACGATCTATTGTAATGCCCGTTTATAATCGAATAGCTCTTGATGTAGCAGCTCTAGACATTAAGCATGTTAAAATGGATGATTTGAATGAACGATTTAAAGAGGTTGTGGAAGACGGATTGAATAATTGCCTATCTTTACAACCCAATAAAGATCAAATTTCAAATCAATTTATTCAAGATGCGGTATTAAGCCTGTTTGATGAGGGATGTATAGCTATTGTTCCTACGGATACAAGTATAAATCCTAAAAAATCAGAAGGTTTTGATGTCAATGAAATGAGAATTGCTCAGATCATACAATGGTATCCCGATCATGTAAAGATCAAGATTTATAATGATAAAATCGGGGATAAACAAGAAATGACTGTACCTAAATCTATGGTCGCGATTGTTGAAAACCCGTTTTATGTTGTCATGAACGAACCCAATTCGGTTGCTAAACGTCTAATACGCAAACTTAATATCCTGGATGTAATAGACGAACATTCCGGATCGGGTAAGTTAGACATGATTATACAGCTACCTGGCGTCATAAAAAGCGAAGCTAGGCGAAAGGCAGCTAATGATAGGCGACAAGATATTACGGATCAGCTTGCTAATTCGAAATACGGAATAGCCTATATCGACGGTACGGAAAAGATAGTACAGTTGAATCGATCTATCGAGAACAATCTGCTTAATCAGATTACATTTTTAACGAGTATGCTATACAGCCAGTTAGGAATCACTGAGGAAGTATTGAAAGGGACCGCAGACCCTCAAACTATGCTAAACTACTACAACAATACCGTCGTACCAGTTATTACTGCTATCGTTAAATCGATGCAATGTAAGTTTATTAGTAAGAATGCTCGAACTCGTCATCATGCGATCATGTATTTTAAAGATCCGTTTAAGAATACACCAGTTGATAAGATTGCAGAACTTGCTGATAAGTTTACAAGAAACGAAATAGCTTCGTCAAATGAAATGAGATCTACTATCGGTTGGAGACCTGTAAATGATCCACGTGCTGATGAATTGAGAAATAAGAATCTAAATGCGGAAAAGGATTATCAGCCGATGTATACTCAACAAAGCGAGGAGAATTTAGATTCACGTAATAGTCGGCCAGGAGATATTGGTGGATTAAAAATTTCCGAACTAAGAAAGAAGGTACGTAAATAATTAAAGGAGGAAGACTTCAAAATGAGTAGAAAAAAGTACGATTTTAGTGGTTGGGCTACTCGCAATGATATCGAGTGCGCAGATGGTCTTACCATTCGTCAGGATGCTTTTGCAGATTGTGACGGCGAGAAGGTACCTCTCGTTTACATGCATGATCACAAAGGTATCAGCAATGTGTTGGGACATGCTTATTTGGAAAACCGGGATGAAGGTGTATACTGCTATGGTGTCTTTAATGATACAGAAGGCGGTGACATAGGTAGAGCCCTTGTTGCTCATGGTGATATTACATCATTGTCGATTTTCGCCAATCAGCTTGTTAAAAAAGGCAAGGATGTTGTTCACGGAACAATAAGGGAGGTCTCTCTTGTTCTTGCTGGGGCTAATCCTGGTGCCACAATTGATTTTCCTGTTCTTCAGCATGCTGACGGAACATATGGCGATCCTATAGAGGACGAGGCTATAATTAGTTATAAGCAGCCTCTTTCCGTTAGCGAAGAACTTTCTCATTATCTTGATGAAGATGTTGAGGAAGAAGAAACGGAAGATCTTCAGCATGATGACGTTGAAAAAGAAGAGGAAAAAGATTCAAAAGAACCCACGGTTCAGGAAGTTATAGATTCTTTGAACGAAAATCAAAAAACACTTCTTGAAGGAATGATGGAAATAGCTTACGAAGAAGGTAAAAATTCCAATTCTGAGAAAGAAGAGGAAATTGAACAGTCTGATATGAATGGAGGAGACACAGTAATGCATAAGAATATTTTTGAAAGAAAAGAAGAGGATGTAGTTCTTCAGCACGGTATGGATGCAGAAACAGCAAGCGCAATACTTTCAGAGGCAAAAGAGAATGGTCAGTCACTTAGGGCTACTTCTCTTGCACATAGTATTCAGGATATTGATTGGCTTTTCCCGGAAGCTAAGATGGCTACGGCAACACCCGAATGGATCAAGAGAGATACAGGTTGGGTAAGCGGAGTACTTAATGGCGTTCATCATACACCTTACAGCAGGATCAAGAGCCGTTTCGCAGACATCAGGGAAGACGAGGCAAGAGCTCGTGGATACATCAAAGATGAATACAAGAAAGAGGAAGTATTCTCGCTGCTTAAGAGAACAACCACACCTCAGACGATCTACAAGAAGCAGAAGCTCGATCGCGACGACATAATTGATATCACAGATTTCGATGTTGTTGCATGGATTAAGGCTGAGATGAGAATGATGCTCGACGAGGAAATCGCTCGTGCCATCATGATCGGTGACGGAAGACCCGCTTCTTCAGATGACAAGATCAACGAGCAGCACGTACGTCCTATCTGGAAGGATGACGATCTGTATTCAGTAAAGGTTAAGGTTACCTATGCAGCAGGTGCTGATGACAATGCTAAGGCTCAGGCTAATATCAAGGCTCTCATCAAGAACCGTAAGCTTTATAAAGGATCTGGTAACCCGAACTTCTATACAACAGAAGATGTCCTTGCTGATATGCTTCTTATCACAGATACAACTGGCAGATTCATTTATGAGTCAGTTCAGCAGCTTGCAAACAAGCTTCGCGTAAGAGACATCATCACTGTTCCGGTATTTGATAACCAGACACGTCAGGTATCTGACAAGACACATCAGCTTCTTGGTATCATGGTTAACCTTGCAGACTACAATGTAGGTGCTGATAAGGGCGGAGCAGTCAACATGTTTGAAGACTTCGATATCGATTACAACAAGGAGACATATCTGATCGAAACCAGGATTTCTGGTGCTTTGATCGTTCCGTTCTCTGCTCTTGTTCTTGAGTGCGAAGTATCAAACGGCTAACTTAGTCTTTAACAGACAGTAGTAAATGGTTACGGGGCCTTAGCGGGCCCCATTAATTTTAAGGAGGAATTAATCCATGGAAAAGATTTATGAGAAGGGTTCAAACGCCCATGTTGGATCATTTAAAGTATATGCTTACAATGGTGGTATCTATGAAGATGCTGATCATACAACACAGGTAAAAGCTGCAGATGCGCTTCAGGCATTCCAGGAAGGAAAGCTTCAGATCGCTGTTTCAACAGATCTGCTTATGGCTTCCAAGATTGCTTCTTCTGGAGCTACGGTTTACGCTGGTGGATCTGCTTACTCAACAGATACCGACTAAGAACCTTCAAAATGAGGAGTAAATTATGAGATTTTGTGGAAATGTTTACTATTTCGATACAGTTGAGACAAAGCCTGGGAAATTTGAGGAGAAACTCACACCCAGAGAATACAAGGGCGATGTGATTCGCAATACTAAAAGGAACCAGGATAGCTCAAACATCAATACTGATATAACAGTTAATAATTCAATCAGCATAGTAGCTGATCCATATGCTCGTGATCACTTCTTCAAGATAAAATGTGTTGAATGGCAGGGTGCTTTATGGAGAGTTTCTTCGGTAGATGCATCACAACCGCCTAGGCTTGTATTGGAATTGGGAGGATTGTACGATGAGGAGCTGGAGTGAATTTCATCAAGAGTTACAAGAATTAATGGGTGACAAAGTTAAAGTTTACTTTGAAGCTCCTGAGAATCTCAAGATAAAGTATCCCTGTGTTATGATTTCAAGGTCTAACGCATTGACAGATTATGCTGATAATAAACCTTATCACATAACAAAGAGGTATACAGTAACATTAATTAGTAGAACATCCGATAATGAAGAGTATCTTGATAAATTGCTTGAATTTCCTATGTCAACATACGACCGGCAATTTATTAATGATAATCTAGTTCATGATGTTTTTAGCATTTATTTCTAAGGAGGACAAGATATGTCTAAAATAGTTTGGGATGCTGTTGGTGAACATAAGTATGAAACTGGTGTTGATCACGGCGTACTTTATCCTATTAACCCGTCAACCAATCTTTATGATAATGGTGTAGCATGGAACGGTCTTACATCTGTATCAGAGACACCTTCGGGCGCAGAGTCTAATGCTCAGTATGCTGATAATATTAAGTATCTGGATCTGCTCTCAGCAGAGACTTTCGGTGCTACGATTGCTTGCTTCACATATCCTCAGGAGTGGGAAGAGTGTGATGGATCTGCATCACCTGCTGAAGGAGTACAGGTTTATCAGCAGTCAAGAAAGACTTTCGGCCTTTCTTACAGAACCAAGATCGGTAATGACGTAAACCCGGATGCAGGTTATAAGCTTCATCTTGTATACGGTGCTAAGGCTACACCTTCAGAAAAGGCATATAACACGGTTAATGAGTCACCTGAAGCTCTTAACTTCAGTTACACGATTTCTACGACACCTGTTGATGTTCCCGGATACAAGCCTACTTCACTTATCACGATCGACAGCACCAAGTTTACAACAGATGCAGCTAGAGCTCGTCTTGCGGCTCTTGAAGCTATTCTTTACGGAACAGATTCAACACCCGGCACGCCGGCAGTTTACGAAGAGGATGATGCAGCAGCTTTCGATCCTACGAAGACCTACTACACAGAGTCTGGCGGAGAGTACACAGTATTCAATCAGTTTGAAGCAACGGCTGACACTTCTTTCCAGAGTGGCGTAGACTACTATGAGAAGAACGGCGATGTTTACACTATTACGGCTGATACAGTTATGGATGTAAGCAAGACCTACTATGTTCTTAAGGACAAGAGTGGTGGCACATACTATACGCTTAAAACTCCTGCTGTTCCTGCAACAGAGGCAACGAATCCTCGTCTTCCTCTTCCTGCGGAAGTTATCAGCATCCTTCAGGAGACGAACGGCTGATCAAGCCTTCAAAATGAGTAGTTAAAAACTCGAAACTGGGGGTCTTCATTAGTTTGGGGGCCCTCTTTTGTTTAAGAAAGGGGAAATAGAAAATGCATATTGAGAAGATCACATATCTCGATTACGATGGAAATGAAAGAACGGATGATTTTGCGTTTAGTTTAAATAAAGCGGAGATTATCAAATGGCTTGCTCAATCTGGTGGTTACAGTTTAGATCAAGTTATGGCAAAGTTAATTCGCTCTGAGAATACTAGGGAAATTATAAATATTTTCGATGATTTACTTCATAGAGCATATGGAGAAAAATCTTTAGACGGACGTAAGTTTATAAAGGCTTATAAAGATTCTGAAGTAGCATCGAATTTTTTTGACACAGAAGCATATTCTGTTTTGTTTATGAAATTAATCGGGGATGCAAAGTTTGCTGGGGAATTTCTTAATGGAATTATACCAAAAGATCTTGCTGAAGAGGTTGGTAAGATATTAGCTGAGAATCCAGATGGTATTCCGGACGATCTTAAGGATTATCTCCCTGATAAAAAATAAAAAATAGGAGGCTAACGGAATGCTTGAGATAAGTATACCACCACAGGAAATAATAAATCCTGATACATATGATATAATTCAAGTTCCTGGAGTGGATCTTACACTTGAGCATTCCTTAGTTTCTTTAAAAAAATGGGAAGAAAGGTGGCATATACCTTTTTTGAAAAAAGATCCACCAAAAACCCCGGAACAATTACGAGATTACGTTAAATGCATGACAATTAATTCAAAAGTTGTTAATCCAATTATCTATGATTATATACCGAAAGACGCTATGGATAAAATTGCTTCTTATATAGAAAATCCAATGACCGCCACTTGGTTTAGTGATAGATTAGGCAACAATAAACCACAAAATGATCCTTTAGATAATAAGATTATAACTGCTGAATTGATTTATTATTGGATGATTTGTCTTAATATTCCTGTTGAATTTCAGAAATGGCATCTTAATCAATTAATCACATTGATAAGAGTTTGTAATGAGGAAAATAAACCTCCGGAAAAAAGGAGTAAGAGAGAAATCATGGATGAATACAAGAGAATTAACGAAATCCGTAAAAAACAGTACAACACAAAAGGGTAATAAATTTATGGACATCTGGCTTTCTAATAAGGGTAGTTTTAAAAATTCTGAAAGATGGTTAAAAAAGACCCTAGGAAGAAACTATATGGATATTTTGCACGAATATGGTCGAAAAGGAGTTGAAAACTTATCATCTGCAACACCAGTTGATACTGGTTTAACAGCGTCTTCATGGCGATATGAAATTAGAGAATCTGACGGAAGAATTTCTATAGATTGGCTTAATTCAAACATTAATAAAGGTGTTAATATAGCAATAATTCTTCAATATGGTCATGGGACTGGTAAAGGTGGATATGTTGTTGGACGAGATTATATTAATCCAGCATTAAGGCCTATATTTGATGAAATGGCAGATAAAGCGTGGAAGGAGGTTGTAAGTACAATATGAGTACAATTGACGAACGAGTTGTCGAGATGCGATTTGACAACAAGCAGTTTGAATCCGCTGCTAATCAATCATTAACAACACTTCAAAAGCTTGGTATGGTTATAGATCAGACCTCATCTGCTGATAATATATCTAGAATAGCTAATTCCATTGACGGTATAAATTTTGGTAATGCTGTTTCCGGAGTTGAATCTTTGGCGGATCGTTTTTCTGCACTTGGTATAGTTGCAAAGCGCGTGTTGGAAAATATTACAGACACTCTTATGGGTAAACTTACAGGTGCAATACAAAGTGTTACGGGATCAATTGTTTCTGGTGGTATTAAAAGGGCTATGAATATTGAAAATGCCCATTTCCAACTTCAAGGCCTTATCGATGATGAGACAGAAGTTCAAGCCATAATGCAAGATGCTATGGATTCGGTTGATGGTACGGCTTATGCTTATGATGAAGCTGCTAAAGCGGCGTCTATGTTTGCTGCATCTGGTTTAAAATCAGGAAAAGAGATGCAGAGTGCACTTAGAGCTATTGCTGGTGTTTCAGCTACCACTAATGCAAATTACGAAGACATGTCCCGAATATTTACAACAGTTGCGGGTCAAGGTAAAGTAATGGCTGATCAGTTGAATCAGTTAGCCGTAAGAGGCATGAATGGTGCGGCAGCTATTGCTAAATATTTTAATAATGTTAATCACGGAACAGTTGAAGCTAGTGATTCTGTTAAAAAGTCAATAAAAGACATAACAAAAGGCATGGACGTAACGGAAGCTGATATAAGAGAATTTGTTCGTGGTAGTAAGATATCATTTGAGATGTTTTCCGAAGCTATGGCTACAACGTTTGGCGATCACGCCAAAGATGCAAACCAGACCTTTACTGGTGCCATGGCTAATATCCGTGCAGCCCTTGCAAGAACGGGCGCAATGTTTGTAAGCCCATTAGTTACACAAAATGGAAAATTTGTAGAGCTTTTTAATGCAATAAGAATAAAGATTAATGAAGTTAATAAAGTGTTAGCACCTTTTGCAAAAGATGTTACCGATACTATAAATCGTATAATAGAAGGATTGACAAAACTTGTTAAAAATCTTAACATTGATCCTTCTTGGAGTTGGAAATTACAACGAGGATTTTTTGTAGTTGTACAAGCGGCTAGAGGCCTTATGGATATAATTAATCCAATAAAAGAGGCGTTTAAAGAAACTTTTGGGATGGATATATCTCAAACACTTTCCGAATTGGGAGATAAAATCTTTCAAATGTCTTTTGATTTTAGAGCTTCTGAAACAACAATTCAAAACATAAAAGATGGTTTTAAAGGTTTATTTGATATAATAGATCTTCTTATAGATGGGTTTACACGTCTTTTTGGAATAATTTCTCCAACAACAGATGATGTAAAGACTTTTGGCGATGTCGCTATTAATATGTTTGGCGATATAGGAAGGGGACTTTCTGCTTTTACTGAATGGGTTAGAGAATCAGAAACTATTAATAATGTTTTTGATATTATGTCTGAAGTTGTAAAGAAAGTTACATCTGCAATAAAAGACATGGTTGTTGCTATAGGGGATAAGACTCATTCAGCATTTGATAATTTTGGCGAAAAACTTGAAAAGTTATCTTCGATATTAAATAAACTTAAAAACGGTGGAATTCAAGTTCTTGAAGGTTTATGGAAGATGGTAACACCTTTTATAAATGCTCTTAAGAAGTTTGGAGAAGAGATATGGAAGGTATTGACGGCCGTTGATCCTCTTGAAGCGTTTATTGCCTTTTGTAATGGACAATTTATGCTTGGAATAACTAACAGTTTTGGAAAGCTTGCTGAAACTGTAACTCACGTGTTATTAGATGTCATATTGGTTTCAATAACCAATTTTATCGTTGGCCTGCAGGAATTAATGTTATCAGTTAGAAATTTTGATAGTTTAGTTAATGGGTTAAAATCTCTTTCTGAAGCATTATTGATATTATCTGGTGCTTGCTTTGTTTTATCATCTATAGATGATAAGCAACTTAGAAACGGAATGGCGGCGATGACGGCGTTTCTAGCGGAACTAGTAGGTGCAATGGCTATTATCGGTAAGCTCTCAAAAGTTAAAAAATTTGG